TGCTACGCCACCACTACCAGGTGCTCCTCCTGTTACTATGCCACCGGTACCAGGTAATCCAAATGATATGGCATTAAAACCACCACCTACAGCTGCTGGAAAAGGAATTGCTATAGCTAAAAGTATTTTTAATTCTATTATATTACTTATATTAAAAATATCAGATAATTTATTAAAAAAAACATCATATTTAGTAAGTGATAAACCATGGAAAAAATTAGACGAATTGGGAGTTATGACTACATTAGGAATAAAACAAGCCGATTTAACTGACGATGGAAAAATTCCAATAAAATGTAATAATAATTTAGAATCTATATCTTCTAAAAATTTTACTATTGAAGATTATGAAAAAAGAATAAGCGATACAAAGAATTATATATATAAAATAAATAATAATATAAGAAATAACAATTTTAATTCCTTAGACGAAGAAGACACTATGAAAGGGGGGAGTAATCGTAATGAATTGAATAAAACTATAAATTTTTTTATAGGATATGATGATAATAATTATCAAATGGGTGGGTCAGAAAGCAACTCTGGTGATAATAACACACAGGATAATATATCAGAAAATGAAGATGTTAAAGAAGATATTGAAGAAGATGAAAATGAAGAACATGAAAATAAAGAAGATGAAAATAAAGAAGATAACAATGAAGCTGTACCTCAACCTTCTTCTGAAATTAGTGAATCATCTATAAAAAAAGCAAAAAAAGCTCATGATGAAGAATGTGAAGAAAAAGTAAATGAATCAAATAAAGAAGGTCAAGAAGAAGATGATGAAGAAAATAAATCAAATAAGAAAAGTAATATGACAGCTTTTCTTGAACTATTACAAGATTTATCTAGTCATTTAGCATATTCATTCGGTATATTTGAAATACCAAACGGATTATCAAGTATTGATAAAATAAAAATGATCTATATGGATTCGACTTGTCCTGAAGATATAAAAAAAGAACTGGCAGATACTTTTGGGGATATTAAAGGTGTAAGAAACGCATTAGATGCGATTGATATATTAAAAAGAATATGTAACACTTCAGTATTTAAAAAAATAACTGAAGAAGAATTAAAATCTATATATATACGTTCATTAGATGATGTAGATGAAGCAAAAAAAGAAGAAAAAGAAGCAGAAGAAAATTCATTAAATGCGGGTCCTGGTGACGATGAATTAGCCGAAAATCTAGCAAAAGCAAAATCAAATACTAAAAAAAAGGAAATAAAATCAAGTATAATAAATATTATAGGAAAAACAGTTGTTGGTGGAGAAAATTTTGCAAAATATTTAGGTTTAATGCAAGCACAGGATTTAAATTCAGGATTTACTGGATTGTTAGAGTATTTAAAGGACTTTATAATATATTCTGATGGACAAGATAGACAACGTAGTACGGTTGATATGAATGCAGATATTAAAGGATTAGCTAAATCAAATAGATATATGTATAGAAGAGTTTTAGGCTTGAAAAGTATTTTGGCACCTAATGAAATTAAAATAGCAAATGAAACATTAATGCCTTATAAAATAAAAAAATTATTAAAATCAATATATTTATCTATTGAAAAATATGATGTAGAAAATGAAGTTATCTCTCATTATTTGGATAAACTTAACGGTAGTATTTCAAATATAAAAAAATCAATTGATAAAAATGATAAAGAAATATTAAAAATAGAAAAGATTATCAATGATTTAAAAAAGTATATTAAAACAAAAGAAAGAGATGAAGAAATATTAAAAAATATAAAACAATTAGATAAATTATATTTAGAGAATCAAGAGTATTTTAAGATGGAGTTAGAAGAACGCAATAGAATACATAATCCAGAAAGAGATATGGATGACTTACAATTAGGACCATCACCATGTTGTGAAAATAAAATAAAATATAATAAAGATGCTAAAGTAAAATTACAAAGTCCTTTATGTGATAAAGAAATACCATGTGGCAATGATAATATAAATAAAGCGGAAAAGGAAAAAGATAATATAGACCCAGATGTACCATGTAATAATGTTCCACCACCTATACCTAAACCACAGGGTGATGATAATGCTAATAATAATGATAATAATATAAGATGTCCATTAGTACCCGTAGGTGGAGGTAAATCTAAACATAAAAAAGAAGTTTCATTATTAGATTTTTTATAAATTAGCACCTTTTTTGTAAAGTACAAAAAACAATATACAACCCTAAACATCCTATCATAGCATAATACATCTTAATTAAATTATCATTAGGTATTCTTTTCATAGGTTTTATAGTTGTAAATGATTCTTTAGGACAATTTTCTTCACCACACCCACATCCAGTAATTGGATTTTTTTTATCTTGAAATGAACACGGATTTATAGTTTCTTGGTCTCCGATAGTAACATATTGAGTTTCATCGGCAACACTATGTGCGTTATTAATAGTTTGCATTGTAATAGGTGAACATATATTTTTTGAGTCATCTTCACTTGAACTAAATATTTCACTAATTTCATTTACATTAAATTCTGAGAATTTAGATATTACACCGGGTATCAATCCCGCATTTCCATCTGAAGAATAAGGAACATTATCTACATAAAAATATCTATCATGTTCATTTCCGTCGCTATCTTTACACTTTATTTCAGTATTTACAAACTTTTTATCTCCTAAAGGTTCTCCTCCAACCGCTGCTTTTGTTTTTCCTGATATTAATACATCAATATAACTATTTAATCCGGCTATATTTTTTTCTACATTATCCCATTCACCTTTTTTTGATATACCAATATCTTTAGGCTCTTTTATTTTATTATCATAAGAATATTCTGAATTTTCTTCTCCACTTGATATTATTTCTGATATAATTCTTTGGTCACTCATATTTTATATTATATATAGAAAATTTAATAAATTTACTTGTTTAATCTATTAAATTTTAAGTAAATCCAGTTATTTTATTTAAATCAAGTGAAAACTCTGAAGGATTACATTCTACACCACATTCACATTCACTAACTGGATTTTTATTTATTGGTCCATTATCTTCAGTTGTAAATGAACACGGATTTAACACACTAATATCATATAAAGATACATAATGTGTTTCTTTAGATACATTATGGTCATTATCTCTAGTTTCCATTGTTAATTTCCTACATTTAGGTTCTGGTTCTTGTGAATAAACGGATTCAAATTGACTGGGATCAATTTGACTGGCAGAATATTTCATACCATCTAATAATCCCGGATCAGAATCTCCCGTTTTAGGAGGAACATTATCGTAGTAAACGTATCTATCTACTTTTTCTCCACTATTTTCATCTTCACATTTAAAAGTAGTATTATGAAAATATTTACTTCCTAAAGAATCCCCAGTGATTGTATTGTTTTGTGGTCCTCCAAATATAATATTCATATATTTTGTTTGCTTTTCTATATTTTTAATAATACCCCCTTTCTTTTTAATACCTGCTTCAGAAGGTGTTTTTATTTTTGTTTCATATACATATTCACCCACGTTATTATTATTTACTCCTGTATTTGCTGTATTTATATCTGTATCATCTGGTTCTTTTGATGATGATTCATATACATCTTTTACGGTTGGTATATTTCCCATTCCTTTTTTCTTTTTCTTTTTTTTCTTTTTTTTATTTCCTTCTAAAAGAGGTATATTTTTAATAATAAAAATAGTAATTACAATAACAAATAATATTAATAAAAAAGAAACTTGCATATTATATTTTTATAATATATTTTTCTAAATATAAGGTATATGATAAGTATTGTACCAAAAAATATTAAACCAGACACAAGTGTTTTGGGTCCAAGAGGTAGAGCAAATCCATTAAGACATTGGAGAAAACAATTAAATGCCCCTCAATCGTTACATTCTAAACAAATATCTATTGATGCATTGAATGCACCTGGAGGAAGTATGATAAATCCTTATAAATGTGATTGTATGGAATCTTCTAAGACTTTAGCCATTTATACTGAAATTTCAAAACCTAAATTATGTCCTTGTCCGCCTACAATTAAAAGCGCTAATACAAATGTATCTAAAAAATATTATCAAAATTCAAGTAGTTATTTAAAAGCTCGCAGAAAAACTTATGTACAAAATAATGGTAAAGGAGACACTAAATGTTGTAATACTACTGTATATAAACCAAATAATCCTAAACATTCACAAGAAGGGGCTGTAAGTAGTGGTAGTAGATTAGAAAGATTAAAATTAGATACAATACAAAAAAGTGCGGCTTCATTAAAATCATCATATGGTAGAGGTGCAGCAAATGCGGCTTCCTATAAAGGTGATTTTAAAGCACCTCAAATTGTAAAAACAAATAACTATGTAGAAAAATGTTGTTAAAATATATTAACATGTCTAGCATTGTTCCAAATATAGCATATCCATCTACAAATAAAAATACAAATAGTTTAGTAGCACCATTGTGGAGAAAGCCTGGGCCAATAAAACATTATCGTAAACAGTTACAGCCGCAACGATATTCAAATAATAAAAGGACTACTATAAATCGTATTAACGCACCAGGTGGTAGTATATATAAAAATTCTTATACATGTAGTGATGATGCATCTATACAAATTATAAAAACAAATATTAACCAAGGGTTAGATCCATGTTTAGGTGTATATAATTTAGAAAAATATAGCACTTGTGTTGGAGGAACGATGAATATTAATAGAAGTGGAAGTGCTGAGTTTAATCAAAAAGTATATAATAGCACTCAAGAGTATTTACAATCACGGTGTATAACAAGCGAACAAAAAAATGGTACTTATCGTGGAATGTTTAAAACCTTTACATCTGAATTATATGAATCACCACATTGTTCTAAGAGACACGCACATATTGTATATAAGCCAAGTAATCGTAAGTACGGAACGCAAGGAAGCGTAGATTCATCCAGTAGAATGGCGAGATTGAAATATGCTACTCAAACAAGAAACGGTGCATATTTTATCAATGCACGCGGTGCAAAAAAAATAAATAATGGAGCATATAATTCTAGTGGAATAAATACAAATATACTGTCAAATAAACCAGTTTGTGACTCATCTATTACAAATAAAATTAGAACAAAAAGTTTAGCACACGATAATTGTATTGTAAATGAAAAAAATGATGTAATATTACCTAATTTAGAAACATATGATATAACACCTGGTACAAATACATTATGTCATATTAGCAACGGTTTAAATACAAATAAAAAAGAATTTTCATACAATAGTGGAGGTTTTGTAAGAGAAAATTATAATATAACTATTACAAATGATTATACAATAGAAGAATTAGAAACCACAACTATAACTACAGATACTACAACATCCGTAACAAGCACTATTGTTACCGAAACAGAGACTACGACAACGGAAGAAACCACGGTAGAAACATCCACGGCGACTTTAACCATTACAACCCCTATTTTATTTGAAACAATATTAACACAAAGTTATACACCAACATTAAGTTCTATTTCTTCCATATCATCATTAAGTAAAGTACTAATATATTGCGATGAAACTACTTATATGAATATCAGTTCTACATATGATATAGATTTTACAACGGAAAGTGAAATGACAACCTATAATGATATATTATCATGCACATTTAATATTGTACAAGACCCAACCTATAGTAGTTATTATCGAATTGATAGTGAATTACATTCAGTATATTCATTGGATTATGATAGTACCGATGGATTAGTTTTTCGTAATGTATGGGGATATGATAGAGATAGTGACTCTGGATATTTATTATTTGAAATAGATACTACTAATGAATACTTAATCGCCCATAAGAGATTTGTATATGATTCATCTTCATCTACTTATTATAGCGAAGATACTAGTTTTACAACAAGTTATTATGTAGTATATAGTTCAGAAGCATTTACAATGACATCTACGGAAACTGTTTCTAATATATTATTTTACGAAGATAGTGGATTGGATTTAAATATACCAAACGCATTTAATCCAGCATCTACTGATTATGCGGTAGATACAAACGATGATGTACTTCCGCGTGTAGTATGGTCGTCGACAATTGGTTCATATGCTCAACATAATTTATATGATAGCGGTACAAATTCCAAAATATATAAAGATATGAATTCCGATTACCAATCCCAAGTAATCACTTCTGGTAATGATAGTGATACGTCCAGTGCTGCATCTACTATGTTAAGTGCTATACAAGAAGCGGTTGAAAGTGAAGGTAATAGTTTACAATATGATCCAAGTGTGTATATTGCATTTAGAAATGGTTTATTAAATACTACGTTACAATGTAATACTATAGTAAACGGGGAAGTGGGGCAAACTACGGCACCATATGTATATTTTACAAATGAAACGGATGATGATGGGATATATCATCCATTTATGGTAATTGCGTCTCACTCTATTGCAGATAAACCAAATCAATTGGTGGATGTAGCTACACCACCGGGTGACGGGACAACCAATTATATTGAAGGAAGTGTTACAAGGGACGCTACTTTGGGTACTTTTTTGTATAAAATACCCATGAAGAATTATGGATATGTTAGTGATGTTACCGATAATACAATGCTAAATTCTTTGTATGCAGATGTAACATCTACACCCAGTGAAGCAACCGTTTATAATTGGGCAAGTATATCTGCAATAGGAGTAGCTATTGATGGGGTTTCTATTTATCCAATTTTAAATAATACATTGACTCCAGCATCAGAAAAATCAGAAATCACTAGAACAGGAATTCATGTAGGACAAGGCATGCAATTACATTATCATGCAGATGGTCATTCTGCTACAGGCAATGGATTAAATCTATATAATTTAACGGATTATGTTGATGCAAGTCACCCTCCTTTAATTGGTTTTGGATTTGATGGAATAGCTTTATATGGAAAATATGAAACATCGTATAGTAGTATGGATGGATATGATACTGATTTAGATGAATTTGGTGGTCATAGTCATGATAGTTATGGTTATCATTATCATTCACATGATATAGAAAATGCTATATCAACCATAGGAGATAATGCTGGTTCTACATCTGGTGTTTCAGAATATACCTATCATGCATTAATGAAAGGAGCATGGTACGGATTAATAAATGATATTCCTGAATTTTGGAATTCATCTTCATTGGCACCAAATATCTCATTTGCTCAAGTAAATAGATATGTAGGTAATTCGAGCTAAAATAATATAAAAGATATTTATAATATTATTTATAAATGTCTTTTAAAAGTAAAAAGTTAAAAAATGACGAAATAAGACCTGCAATAGAAAAGATGACAGAAATGGGTCTAACGATTGTCTCTACACCTGAATTAAAAGAATTATTTTTATTAATAAAAAAATTTTTAAATGGTAACGAGCGCTATGATGTATTTATATCATTGCCCAAAACAAAACAAGTAATACGCGGAGAGTTGGAAGTAGAAGTTGGTAAACATACTTGGATTAAATTGGAACATTTATAATTACAATTTTGATCTCAACATTTTTTTATAATTATAATAAATTATTTTTTGTCTATTTATTTTATTAGAAGTTAATTTATTACAATATTGACCGTACGTCAAGAGTTTTTGAAGCCCTTTTAATTTCAATATTTGAAAATCATTAAACGACATAGTCTTAAAAGGCATCATATATATTTATAAAGAAATATTATTATATGGCTGTTTATATTTTTTACACCATTTAATACATTTATATACGTTTATTTTTTTTAATGCATTAATTTTTTCATCGTCTTTTTTATTATTAATTAAAGCCAATGTATAAGAAATATGCTCTACTTGTTGCTGACCAAATATTGAATTATATTCTATTAGCTTATTCATAAAAAAAACTGGTTTTGTTTTTGTTAAAATATTTGTAATGTTTTTACTTCTTATAAAATGATAATTTTTAAGTAAATTGTTTAATAAAGTTTCACTTACTGGATTTTTAAAATATTTACAAATTATGTATTTTTCTGAATTAGCGTATCTACTTGTTTCTGGTTTCATTATATATACTTTATGGTATAGTGTATTTAATAAATATAATAAATCGCTCGTGGCTTTTGTAAAACAGTCAAATAGTTTTAAAATAAAATGTCCGTATTGTTTTTGCATTATAATGGCGTAACATACTTGTGCATATATTAAATTAAAACCTATTTCTTCTTGCTTATTAAAATCTACAGAAAAGTCAAAACCTCCGTCTGCAGTAATAATGTGCATTTTATTACTATACTTTTTTTTACAATAAATTAAATTTTCAATATTAAATAAGTCTCCTGTACCATCTGACCCTTTTTCAATATAAATATTTGGAAATGATTTTAAAACATTATCACTTTTTTTCCATCCCGGAACATCTGGATTACTATTAATTAATGTCATTCCATAATAGGTATCATTTCTATTTGAACGAATATTACACATTGCTTCAATAAATCCACCTGGACCTTCAGCTAAATGAAATGTTTGTATAGGATCATTTGTATCATTTAAATCATGTGCATGTATAATTTCAATAAGTTTAAAGTATGACCTTGATATTGGTCTAAAAGTACATATAGAGCGTTTAAATTCAGGTAAAGTAGTATGAATATATTCATAAGGATTTGTATATTTTTTAAATATATTCCATTCACCCGTTTCTTCTAATATATCTATGTGTTTTTTTATTTGATTTAAATAAATATTTAACGATACATTAATTTTTACTTGTTCTGGACCATTATAAACAATATTTATATTGTTTTCGCATGTTTCATTATATAATTGTGGTAACATAAAATAGTTCATTACTATATTATGTTATGTTTTGTTTAGATTAGTTTTAGTCGTTCATTTAATTTACGTGGTTTTCCAATCGTAAACGGTACAGGTACATCTATTATAGAATCTGTATACATTTTTACTATTTCTTTTGTATCTACATTATGGGTTTTAGTGTATATAAAATATTGATTTAAAAAGGATACCGTTTTTTCTTCATCACTCATATTTAATGCAGTACCATAATCTTGTTTTGTACTTGTTTCTAAAATATTGTATAAACTTTCAAATGAATGAATACCAGATTTTAGTCCTTTTCTTTTGCACTGTTCTAGAGTTAAAGGAGAAAACCCATAATCCGCAAGTACTTGAGTTAAATAGTCGAAATTAACAAGATACTCTTTTGTATATTTATTAATTGTTTCTTGATAAATATCTATTTCATAACCCAAACATTTTTCATTATCAGGGAAATTTTTAGAATGATATTGTTTCTTTATAGACCAAATTTTTGTACTGTCTTTGATTATAGTATTTTCTTTTCCATATTGCACTTTTTCTAACATTTTAAATATTTCTTTACCATTAAAACAAGTACCTATAAAATATCCACCAACGCGTGTATAGTCACTTACATTTTTTAAGAAATGATGTAATGTTTGTTTATTTTCAAACATGTAATGTAGTGCAAATTGTATGGAACTAACATTAAATCTTTTATTTGCAACACCAAATAATTGTAAAACTCCAGCACCGAGTATTTTTTTATCTTTTTCACCTTCTCCTACAATAGCATTCATTACTGCTTTACTAGTATCGTTATAAAATGCATTACCATTTTCAATTAATTGTGAAGTATTTCCATGTAAGAACATAGCTTTGGGTAAATCTTTATATTTTTTTAATTGATTTAAATAGCGAGCACAAGCCCCATCTATTTTATTTTCAATATTATCTCGTGAAATATCAATACCGAGAACGAACCCTATCTTGGAATGTTTCCATTTAGATAAATCACCTGCTTTTCCAACTGCATAATCAATCAATAAATCACCCGAATTTGATACAATATTAATCAGTAATTTTTTTACAAATAAATTATGAAAATCTCTAAGACTACGCGTTTTAGACTCACTATGTATTTTTACATAATATACATCATCGTCTATAATAGAAACTTTTTCATTTGATGCCAACATTTTAGGAGTAATAGGATTATGTATGGATTGCCAATTACTGTTTGCTACATGATATGCATTTCCATAATTACGATTTCCATTTCTAAAATCTGCAGTTTTATCGTATCGTACTTTAATAGGTACCCATTTCCACATTCCATTCTTTTCAAAATCATATTTAAACTCCACAATCATATTATCTTCTATAATTTCTCCTTCTGTAGTAAACATACGAGGCTCACCATTTGTATCATTTTTAAGTAATATATTACACATATGTGCATTTGAATCAAATGGGCTTGTAGGATAAAATAATACAGGTTTATAAGTTCCTTTAGATCGCGTATCCTTTAAATTAATGTCACCATTCATTAAAGTGCCTAATGGATTTAAATATCCATTTTTTTTTTCATCGAAACCTACTTTTAAATATAATGTTTTAAATTGTACCAAATTCGATTTTGTTTGTACTCCATTATTAAATATATTACCAATATAATCTTCACCCAAATCACTTTTTTTTACAGATATTAAGAAATCAATTGTATTGTATTCTGGGGGTTTCCACTTAAAACTATGATTCCACGTTTTTTTATAATTTAAAGGAGTATCTTGTGGTGTATTGCACCCTACACCCAATAAGTTTGGTGTAAATATAACGCCATCTGTCTCATAATCAAAAGAAGATTCATTTGGCTCATATTCTTCGCCTTCTTCTAATTCGTCTTTTTCATCTACCCCGGTTGTTTCAATACCCATTAAGTCAAATAGTGTTTTACAACATTTATATATCGGATTTGTATTGGAAGATACATAAAATTTTTTTGTAATCATTTTAATTGGAACATTTCCTTTCGGTACAATAGATTCAAATAATGTTTGTAATTGATTAACTGCTTTTATGCATTCTATTAATCTCATTATAGTAGATGTATCTAATTTTGTTTCATCAATAAGAACTTCTTTTCGTATATCCTTTCCGCTTAAAAAGTATAAATCAAAACAAGCATATAAATTAATATATTTCTTATGTTTATCATGTAATATATGTTCACCATCAAATATAGTGTTAAATAGTTTTGAGCTTTTAATTATTGTACCAGTAAATTGTACATTCATTAACATATCTATGAAATAAATACGACCATTTTCATTTATAAAACACAATTTCCTAAGACCATCTGCTTTATCTGTTACACAATAATCTGTACGAATATTTGGAGTTAATGTTTTTTCATCTTTTATCATGTTAATTTTTTGTAATGTAAAAGAAGATGGACCAATGAAATCTTCTGGTTTAAAATAATGATTTGGGTCATCTTTACCGTGTACTAATTTATAGTAATTTTGTAAGACATTATCCTTTTCGTCATATGAAATAGGATAATTTGATTGTTGTAATCCAGATAATATAAATTTTATTATTTTTTTAAGATGTGCTACTAATTGTGTAGAATTATATGTACCTTTTTTAATAATATCATTATCTATTTCTATTTCTATTTCATAAAATTCTCTACTATTAAATATGTCTGATTCTAATAAAGAATAAGTCATTTCATACGACCCCTTATTTTTTTTAGAAGACTTAACTACACTTAAATCAACGATAAATGGATAATCTGGATGTTTAAAACTAGTACGATTAAGTAATCTATAGCTTTTTTTTGTATCTTTCCAAGATTTAATCAAAGATTGTATAATATTACTGTTTTTATTATACTTCTTTTCTTCTTGTAATGAAAATCTAAAAAGGAATTCCTCATTGTCTATTGGATTTTGCGGAGGATTTCCCATACGATATTTATATTTTTGAATATACATTGCGTCATCTGATAAATCATTTGTTTTACAATATTCTGAAATTCTATATAAATCTTTTATTTCAATTCTAATATTTGAAAAACGAACGTTTCCATCATTATCTCGATATTCACTATTGATTTTTAATGTATGTTTATCTTTTTCAAAAGCTTTAAAACCTAAAGAATATAATTTTGTAGCAACGTTGTCAAAATCAATCTTTTTAATATCAGTTTTTCGGTTATCTTTCGTTTTAGATTTAGTTCCAAAACGAACTTCAAACTCTAATGTAGATGTTTGATTTGATATATTTTTTAAATATTCATCCAATAAATACATTAATTTGGAATCTTTCCTTGTGCTTTTTTTGCTCATTATATATATTGCGTTATATATTTTATATCTTTTCAATTTTAATTAAATCATATATTAAATCATATATTCCTTTTTTTATAATACAATCAGTTTTAATGTCCAGTTTGAGACGATTTACAATATCAATCAAATCGTTTTTTTTATAGTTTGCAATACCCTTCAAAGGTTTTTCAAAATCTGTTACTAAAATATGAGTATTTTTTATTTCTTGTAACATATCTTTAGTTACATTTTCTAAAAGTATATCATCTTGGATTACATGAATAGGTCCATCTATAGTTATAATTTCATAATATACATATTTTACAACATAAATAATATTTATATTATAAAGCAAACATAGTGCATGTAATCCATAAATATTTGTTTTTTTTTCTTGTAAATTTTGAAGACCTTCTTTTTTTCTTACTATTTTATAAGGCTTCAAAATAGATGGGTCATTTTGATGTTTTATAATAGATTGAATTTTAAAATCATTTTTTATATTAAATTCATTTACTACTTCTTTCATTATATTTCCATGTGATAAATAGTAAAAAATCCAAAATAAAGTATCTTCGTCTTTATTTTTTTTTGGAACTTCCTTTTTATTATTATTATTATTATTGCGCTTTATTGGCTCTTGTTGGCTTGTAAATGAATTACATTTGTCACAAGTCAACATATATGGAGTAAGTGGATATAAATGAATAGTCATGTATATATTGATATCATATATCTTTAATTGCTTTCAGAAAAAAAATTATCTTTAATAGTGTCTTTTGTCGTTTCAACTATTTTTAACTGTTCTTCTTGATTGTCAATATATGTTACAAATTTTGTTAATTCTTCTACTATTTCCGGTGAAAGATTAGATAAATTAAAAAATGATCCATTATTATTTTCAGTAATAGTTACTTTTAAATTATCAATTATTTTATAAACCTCTATTTGATTGTTTAATGACATTTTCTCTATCTTTTTTTTCATCTCAAGTAAATTCATATAATTAATATATTATTATTTATTTAATTGCTTTTGATTTAGTTTTTTTATTATGTTTCGCAATTACCTTTTCGTTTAATTCTGCAATTACACTTATATTATCGTCATATAATTCAAACCGATGTCCAATAATTTTAACTGATATTTCATCATCTTCTTTTAATTTTGAAAACAAATCGTTATCATAATGATGATCTCTTGAAATATAAATTATCATAGGGCTATTTGTATATTTATCTAATTTTGCTTTTATTCCTGCTTTTGTAATATTTTGAATCACGCAGGTTATAGTCATATTTTCTATAGGTAAGCAAAGCATACAGGAGAATACAATCGTAAATACAATATTTTCTCCGTTTATACGACCGCCAGAATAGTTTATTATATTTATACTGTCATTTTGAATATATCCTTCTTCTACGCATTTTGATTCATATAAATTTTTTAATTTATTTTCTAAATGTTGTTTTAGATTACTCCCTATCATTTTGAATGGTATATTTATTGTTCTTTCCAAAATAGATTCAGTAAATATTTCTTGTTTTTTCTTGCTAGTCATTATAATATGCACAGAGTATAATTTTAAATCAATTTATTAATAATTAGAGAACTCCTAATACGGGTATTTGGAACCATATTTTTCCATCGTTATTATTTAATTGTTTATTTCTCAATAACATTTCCAGTATTACTACTAGTTCTGGTGTTTTTGGAATATTTGGGTCTCTTGGATTGTCATATTTGAGATTTTCATTTATTATATTAATATATGAAATTACCAGTGATTTAGTATTATCAGATACTCTAAATCCAGTGTTTTGTTTTTTCTTACCAGATTTTAATTCTTGTTGTATTGCAAGTTTTTTTTTTAATTTTAATTCCATCTTATTATTTGTACAATAACCTATAAATCCAATAATTGGAGCAAACATATCAACGGAAGGTTTTCTTTTAACCATTTCACTTGCAAGAATTCTCTTTGCCGTGTCTCTTGATTCTACCCATATATTATTTTCAAAAGTATATAATTTTGTAACTGTTTTATTTACTAACAATATACCGGTATACTCATTTTTAATAATCAATAATGGGTCATAGTACTCTTTCACTTTACTATAAAAATCATTTAACGTTTCATTTGTATAAACATATTGTAACATAATAAGCGTTCTTTCAAAACTAAGGCTTTCTAAAATATGGTGTAATAAAAATTGATTTAACGTTGTTTCATCCATTTCATCTAATAACGTTTTTTTTGCATTTATAAATGATATATACCAATCGGGTAAACTATCTATATCATCATTGGAAATAACACTTTTATACGCATTTTCCCAGTCTATTATATTGTTATCATCACTAGTAGTATTTTTTTTATAATTTGATTTGGATACATTATAAGCAATATCTTTTATTTTTTCAGTAAAAGGTAATCTTCTATTATTCATAGACACATGCGTATCTACTAATTTTACAGGATGAAATAAATATAGTTCTCCAACATTCACAAGATTACCTGGTTGATTATATTTGTCATGAATATAAATGTTTTTATCATTTACCATTTTGGTTAATGCATAGTCTATTTCTTCTAACATAAAAGATTTTAAAGAAATAATATACTCAATCAATTCTTGTTTAGTATAAATATATTTTTCTTTCATTAGTAACTGAATAATGCTTATCAAAATAGACACTCTACTAGATACATATTCATCTGTAAAAGTGTGCGAATCAATATTTACAATAGGCGATCTTTTTCCACGGCATGAAAAGTGACAACTATCCATATAATCACATATGGATGTAAAAGGTTTGTCTCCAACTGAATATTGTATACTTATACCTGTAGATAAATTTTGATTTACAACTAGATTCATTTTATCTGCAGAAAAATTAGATTGTTCGATGTTTAATAAGCAATCAATCGCATTTTCTTTTAATGCTCTATTTACTTGACCTATTTTTACTGCTTTATTTTCTGCATAGCGATATAAATATAAATCAACTGCTTCAATATCCTGATTATTTAAAATAGTACTATGTAAATAAATTTGAACATTTCTATCTTCAAATGGTAGATTTTTATGGCTACAATTACGTATAGCACGTCCAATAATTTGTTCAATGCGATTCATATTGTACCAAGGGTCTAATACATGTACTTGTCTTATATTTGAAAAATCTAATCCTTCTGACCCAGCAGATGATATTAATACCACTTTTATTTTTTCACCATTAATATTATCACTATTTGTAAGAGCTATCACTTCATCGTTATTTTTTGGAGATAGTAACGGGTCTCCAGTTATCATTGCATATTTTGCTTGTTTAAAATAGCCATCTTTTACATCACGGCCTTGCATTGTATTTACATCTATTTTAAAATTTGGTGGATTTTTTAAAAGTGATTTTGATTTATCACCATAACGAGCAAATCCCATTTCTTCAAGCGCTAATGCCATTGGTATTAATCCTGAGTCAATATATTGCGAATAAATTAATATTATTCCTTTTGAATTTGTAATAATATTACATATATTTTTCAATTTCATACTATAGTTTCCTAATTCATCAGGTGAAAATGGTTTTCCTAATGAAGGATCTTTGTATTCATACATATTTTTACGCGCAGGACTTTTAGATATAGTGTATTTCATAATACGGTCTAATCCATTTTTTCCATACAATTCTTTTAATTGAAATTTTGGTGGTATAGGATTTCCAGGAATAATACTTGAATGTGGGTAAACCATATTTAATGCATTTATGGGTGCTTGTAATACAGTATAACCAAATGACGCTGCTTCTTCATATTTATGTATATCTTCGTCGTTATAATTATTTTTAATAATATCAATTATACTATCGTATACTAAATGTTGATAATTACCTAATGTATTTAAATATACATCAATAAATTGTAAGTTTTGAGCAATAGGTAAACCATTAAATTGTTTTATTGGTTTTTTATTTCTATCGTTAAAAAATGTATTATCCATGTTAAATAATTTCGGAAAAATTCTATAAGGGAAAATATATGGGTTTTCTCCTCTTACATATGAAATATATCCTGTAGTTTTATTTTGTAATGTTTTTTTACCTATTTCTTCACCTGTTTCTGATATTTTTAAATTACCAGATTTATCAAAAATATCTCTTGTATTTAAAATGCTGCGATTATCATTCAAATTTAATATATTTAATAAATAAATAATTTCAGATGGTTCATTATACATGGGAGTAGCAGATAATAATAATAATTTTAACTGTTTTACATTACCTACTAAATTTAATAATGCTTTTGATACAAGTTTTCCTTCTTTATTTGATCCAGATGGTCTTATATTATGTACTTCATCTATAACAATCAATGCGCCCGAAAAAGCTTTATTTAGTTTTTCATTTATATACTTTTGTTTATTTTTTACTAATGGTGGAGCTTTTGATATTTTTAGTATATAATTTGCAAATTTTACATATCCAACAAACGAATAATATTTACGTATTAATGCTTTAATTTTTTCTATAATTTGTTCTTTTGAAATGTTTCCAAGTTGGGAAATGTTAATGTCTTCTAAAAATTTATTACCATTACATCCACTTAATTTCCATCCAGTATTTGTTTTTACTAATTTTCTTTCATCAAATAATTGTGTTTTAAAATTATCTTGTACATTTGGTGAAGCTACTACAATAATTTTTTGAGCTTTTCCGCTATATTTTAAATAATCTCGCATATTTTCTGTAATACCAATAGATGCACATGTTTTTCCAGTACCAGTACCATGAAACAATAACAATCCATTATATGGGGTTTGCGTAGACAAGAAATTTTTTACAAACTCTTGATGAGGTTTTAAATAAGTTTGTTTTTGACACAATACATCTGCATGATATTTGAGTTCTTCTTCATTGTTTACTTTTTTCCCATCATATTTAAATTGAAACTCTTTTTTTGAACTTATTTTATCATTAAATTCTTCATCATCTAAATGAGGGTAAACATATGTATTTTGTGGTTCATGTCTTAATTGTTCCTTATTATTTTTTTCTATTATTTTTAATACATCATTATTAGATTTATCTTTATCCGTTTCTTTTATGTTATATTCATCTTGTATAGACTCTAATAATTCACTTTGATTAAAATTTAATTTTGAAGAAATATCATTCAAAGATGTTTTATTTAATAATTCTTTAAATAGAGTCTGTTGATCTTGTTCTTGAAAATCATCATCTATTCTTAAAGGCGATGCGATTTCTTTACTGGATTCTTTTTCTTCAGGTATAATGTCTAATATACTTTTATCAGGCTCCTTTGTAATCAATTCATCTGAAACCGAATCACTTGGTTCAACCACGAGTGAATCACTTGGTTCAACTGGAACTTTTTTGCTAGGTTTATTTGCTATGGATTCCTGTTGTATATTTTCTTCTCTAATTGGTGTATTTTTTGGCGATGGTATACGCGGTAATGGAGACAATACTGGTGCAGGTAGTGGTTCTTCACGTGCAACCGGTTTTTTGGAAACACTTGTTAATAGTGGCGAAGGTCCTTTTTTCAATAATGTTGGTTGATTTATAGTTTCTACCGTTTTTTTTCTACCCAATTGTGTAGTTTCATACCATTCTTGATGAGCGACGTTATCAAATTTTACAAATCCTTTTTTAATATCATGTTTAAAGTCTGCTGCGCAACTATCTTTACCTTTAATTTCATCAGGCATATTATTCCATATTTGTAACATTTCTTCACAAGTTTTAGCATGTTTATATATTTGATAACGTTTTGGCGCATTAGATTTACCTTTTAAAGGTTTTCCATCTAATTTAAATGTTATTGTTTGTATTTCACCATTTGGTTGGCCATTTAAATGACCTTTATTAATAAAGGTTATAGCCCCTCCATATTGTATTTTTAAAGTTTTATTTTTACTATTATGTTTATGTAATTTTTTAGTATATGTCATTATATACTATATAGATAATCTGTATATGGATAACATTTTATTAATTTTACTTAGCTCATTTATTTTTTCGAAATTATATGGACGTATATATTCAATACATTTTTCATAACTTAACCATTTCATATTTCCTATTTCACTCTTTTGATAATTATTCATATTTATTTGATTTGTATTATTTATTTTTCCAATATAATATTTATGTTTGTAAGATTTTAAATTTGACCCAGTAAATATTTCTTCTACTGTATATAAATTTTCTATAATTTGTAAATTATTTTTAGAAATACCAGTTTCTTCTATGAACTCTCTAATGGCACATTCTAAATCTTTTTCTTGATAATTTCTTCTCCCCTTAGGAAATCCCCATTCGGGTTCAATCCAATTTGTTTTTATTTCGTTGAGCAAGCTTTCTAAATTATATGTTTCAGTTGTTGTAGTAATACCATTTTTTAAAATATTAAATTTTTCAATAGAAATAGAGTACTCATTGTTTATTTTATTATTTTGTTCTCCCCACAAATATGTCCATAATTCAGGAAAATCCATAGTAGATAACATAATTTTTTCGTCTTTAGTAATCTCTTTAAATAAATTTCTTAAATGAAATACATTTTGAATATTGTATTTGCCTCTAATAAATTCAACAAAACCTAAACTATCTTTTCTTTGAATCATTAGATATTCAAATTTATCTTCACTATTTTTTCTAAAAGCTATAATACCTATACTTGTAATTGGTCGTTTACATTGATAAAATACATGTCCATAATTTCCACAATTATTACAAAATTGATCTGTCATTGGGTTTATTTGTAAAAATGTTTTTATATATTTTTAATATATGAATCTAAACTCTAATATATGGGGACCGCATTATTGGTTTATATTACATACCATTGCGTATCAATATCCTGATTCTCCCAGTAAAGCTTTAAAAAAAAAATATTATCAATTCATGATAAATTTCCCTTTTTTTATACCGCATTCCGTTGCTCGAAAGCAATTTATAGAATTATTAAATAATTATCCTGTTAGTAGTTATTTAGATTCTCGTGAATCATTTATGAAATATATTTATTTTATTCATAACCATATTAATGGAATAACAAACAAACCAAAACTTAATTATGATGATGCTTGGAATAAATATTTGCAATTATATGAATGTAAACAAATAGAAAATACAAAAAAATATAAAATTTACAAAAAAATACTTCTTTCTATAGTAATGCTTTTATTTATAATAATAATTATAATAAAAAAGTAATATATATGAAATTAGAATTATTAATTTTAGGAATTACTGCTGCATTTATAGCAAATATATATTACGATGGAAACTTATTTAAAAAATTTTTAAAATGGAAAAAATATTATAAAATGGGGTTTTATGCTTTTTTAGGATTTAGTATATATTTATTATTAAAAAAAGATCCATCTCAAGGTAAAAATTTATTACAATCTGCAAATCATTTGATTAAAGTAATGCCCGTAGACAAAGATTCTAAAGAATTTTTTAGTCCTTTACTACAATTTTCAAAGCTAACATGTAACGGTACTGTTTGTCCGAATGTATCATCTCAACATAGAAGAATGTTAAATTCGGGAAAAAAAACAAACTCAAAGAGAAGCGTAAGTGAAACTAAAAAAAAATATGTAGCATCTAATCAAAATTGGAAATGTGCAGAATGTAATCAACAATTATCAGCGTGGTTTGAAGTAGACCATTTAACAAGATTGGCTGATGGTGGAACAAATCATGTTGAAAATTTAAGAGCCCTTTGTAGAAATTGTCATGGAAAAAAAACAGCTTATGAGAATTTTTAATCATAAAATGTTTTCTAAATATTGTATATGTCTGAAAAAAAAGAAAATAAGGAAAAAGAAGATTCGATGTTTGAATTTGAAGGAGATGAACAAAAAGAAATAAATATTTTTGAATATACGAAGCAAACATTTCAAAGCATATATGAAGATAGAAAAAAACAATCTGGTAAATTATATAGAAAAATTAAAGAATTTATTGAAGAAACGGATAAAGGTAAATTATTATTTAGATTAGCATTTATATGCTATATTATATTAGCTTTTTTAATTTATTTTAAAAACCCGTTTAACATAATGCATTTATCTAAAGGATATGGAATATTAGTTATGGTAGGAATTGGTGCTATTTTAATATCATTTGGATTTATAAATAAAAATGATACATTAAAATCAATATGGAATAATATAAAATTATTTTTTAAGCTTGCAGGTTTTATATTTTTATGTATATTTACATTTAGTTTACTAATTAAATTAATTATGCGTTTACCATTTATATCAAATGGCATACAAACAGTTATAAATACTTTTATAGTTATATTTTGCTTGTGTTTAATTTATTTAATATTTCATAATCAATTGAAATCAAATAATAAAGTCGATGTATTTACGGTGTTAAAAAAGATTTTGTTTTATATTCCATGTTTAATTATTGATATAATTAAATATTTTAAGAAAGATTATGAAAATACACCACGTGTTTCATTTATTATATTTGTCTTATTAATTGTATTTATAGTAATAAGTATTATAATACCTAAAATTGTATTTACACAACTTACACAAGATGGTATTTTATTATTAAATAACCCAGTATATTTAAATGAACAGCACACATTAATAACTCAACAAGATTTAAATCAAAAATTATATTCTTCTATGAATCATAAAGCAGATAATGTTATCATAAATACATATAATAAATATTTTTCTCCATCTGAAGAAGGTTTTAGTTCTATTAGAAAACTTACAAAAGTCGGAAATGTAAAAAAAGCACCAAAAGAATATAAAAAATGTTATTACAATAATTCTGAGTGGGATAGTAATTCAAATGCTCAATCGTGTAGTATAAATGCAGATTGTAGTGGATTTTGCGATAGTAATTCAGAAAATGCAGGTAAACAATGTAACAAGTATAATGCTATAACTGTATGTGGTACAGATTCTTCTTGTATAGGAACAAATGATGAAGGGTCGTGTATAACACCAGGAACATGTAATTATAATAATTCGTTTTGGAAAAATGAATTTGCACAATCTTGCTTTAAAGATGCAGATTGTTCTGGTTTTTGTGATAATAATTCAAGCGTTTACGGTGATAAATGTACAGACGATTATAAAACGCTGGATGCAACATGTGGGTCGGGAAATAAATGTTTGGGAGCAAACAATCAAGGGTCATGTAGTCTGAAAATAGAAAATGACCCCAAATCACTTTTAAGAATGGGTAATAAAGTATATGATTATGATACAAATAGATATGTAGATTTACCTAAAAAAGATAAAAAAAATAAAATAAATAAATCACTATGGAGAAAAATATTAGAAGAAGATAAAGATTTAGCAAAAGATATTTCTAATTTTATGGAAGATCCTAGTACATTAACTAAAATAGCTAGAAAAGAATTCTATAAATTATTAAATTCTCCAAATACCCCCGATTCTGTTAAAAATATTCATGATTATGTAAATAAATACAATAAAAAATTTGTAGAAACAAGAGACAAAATGAATAAAGATGAGGTGCAGCCATATATGGATTATCATTTCGACAATCATAAATTCACTTATCAATTTTCATTATCCATGTGGATATTTATAGATGACCGAGATGCAAGTACAAGCTCAGCTTATTCACGTTATACACCGTTGTTTAGTTATGGAGCTAAACCTACGTTATTATATCATGGGGCTAAAAATGAGTTAATTGTACAAACAACGAGTTGTATTAGAACAAATGATGGACAAAAATGTACACCAACTACTGCGTTTAAAACAAATAGTATATTATATCAAAGATGGAACCATATTGTTATGAACTATGATGGTGCTAATTTAGATATATTTATAAATAACAATTTAGTCGGAACCGCCCCTAATGTTGTTCCTTATATGGATTATGAAAGGATTGTAGCAGGTTCTGAAAATGGAATACATGGTGGTATATGTAATGTAGTTTATTATGACAAGCCTATACCAAAACAAACCATTGGAACAATTTATAATTTATTTAAGAACTCGGATCCTCCGATTTTTAAATCATAAAAAAATATAAGTGTATAATATAATGCTCGTAGAAACTTTATTCAATATTTTGATTATAGTATTAATTGCAGGTGGTGCATTTATGGTATTTAAGGGGTCAGTAAAAGGACCTACTAAAATTGTAATCATGGTTGTAATATTTATTTTAGTAGTTTATTTAATTACACAAAGTTCTATGTTTAAAAAAGAATCTCATTTGAATAAATCTATTAAAGATGCAAAATCTATGAAAGTAATTCCTTATGATAAATTAAAGCCATATGAAAATAATTATACTTATTGTGCTTGGATGTATGTAAATGATTGGAATTACAAATATGGTCAAAAAAAGCGTATTCTAACAAGATTAAGTGCAAAACCATCAGATGAATCTGGATTAGTTGGATATAACCCTGATATTTATTTATCAGAATTACAAAATGATTTAATTATTGCAATTCAATGTCATGATCCTGAAACTCAGGGTACAATAAATCACGAATGTATGATAGAAAATGTAAATTTACAAAAATGGGTATGTGTAATCATTGTTTTAAATACTCGTTCATTAGATGTTTATATAAATGGAAAATTAGCAAGAACATGTGTATTGCCTGGTGTTCCGCTTATAAATAATAGTTCTGATTTATACTTAGCCGCAGGCGATGATATTAGTCCTGATGCAGTATGTGGTAAACCACCGTCTGATAAAAATTTGTGTGGTTTTGGTGGATTTTTGGGTAATATTAAATTTTATCCAAGTGTTAAAAATCCTCAACAAGTATGGGATATTTATAGACAAGGTCCGGGCGACAGTATTTTAGGAAATTTATTAAATAAATATCAAATGAAATTTATATTTTCAGAAGATGGTGAAGAAAAAACAGAGTTTAACATATTATAAATTTAATATTTAATATATATATAATGAGCAATGAAGAAATAATAGATGAAGGAGCAGAAAATAACAATAATAATGATACAGGTAAAGGATTTATGAGTCAAATAAATGAAAAATTTAAATCAATCACTGAAAAAGCCCAAGATAAAGTGCAATCTATCGGAAACAATATAAATGAAGCTTCTGAAAAAGCAGAAGCACAAGCAAATAAACTAAAATCGGCTACTTTTGAAAAAGTAGACAACCTTTCAGAAAGTGCTGCCAAAGGATTAAAATTTGAAAGTGTAGAAGATGCAAAAAATAAAACTTCCATGGGGTTTAAACAATTTACTTCTGGATTTAAAATGCCTTCTTCATTTACAAATAGCTCACTGGTTGGAGCTACAAAAAGTTTTATGAACTCAAATTCTTTAATATCACGTTTTGTATTTATTCTTTTATTATTAATTGTTTCAATATTAGTATTACGAGTATTAATTGTTTTATTAACTAAATTACTAATGCCATCAAAAAATCCAATATTATTAGATGGTATGATTGATGCTAGAAAACCTATGACTATTAATGTAGACCCAAATATGGAAAAATCTAAACCAATATACAGGTCTACTAACGAAAATCAAGGTGTAGAATTTACATGGAATTTATGGGTATTTATTGATGATATTTATTACGAATCAGATCATTATAGACATATATTCCATAAAGGAGATTCCAATTTCACAACAAGTTTAGACAAAGAAAATGGTATAAGTCACCCAAATAATGCACCGGGTATGTATATTGCACCTGGACAAGAACATGGAAACCGATTTGTTATAATGTTTAATACTTATGAACATATATTAGAACGTGTTGAAATAGACGATATACCAATTGAAAAATGGATTTGTGTTACTATTCGTTGTCAAAATAAAACAATTGATGTATATATTAATGGGGTATTAACAAAACGTCATACATTAAAAGGCGCACCAAAACAGAACTATGGCAATGTATATATTACACAAAATCGTGGTTTTGGTGGTTACTTATCTGAATTACGGTACTTCAATCATGCTATAAATTATAATAAGATTAAGGAAATAAAAGATAAGGGACCGAATCTAAATATGATTGGTGGTGGCATTAAGAATTTCCCACCATATTTAAGAACTCAGTGGTTTTATTCAAATAAAGAATATTCATAGAATATATGGTAGATAATACAGCAGTTACTTGGGATAGTAGTACGCAAATTGACGTAGCTTATACTACTGTTGTAGATACAGGTAGTGATTGCGATAGTAAATTAATACATGCATTAACCTCTTTAAGACAATTAAATACAAGATTTGTAATTAATGATACCCCAAATATTATAGGACGAAGTATAGGACAAAATATATCATTTGATAATACTTCATATAGTGATTATAAAATGCGCAGAAAAGCTGAAGTATTAAAACATAAAAAAAAAGACACCGGGGGATTTACTAAAAAACAACACTTTGCACAATTAGCAAAAGGTATTATACATAGACGTAACAGTAATTTTGCAATACAAAACCCTACTTATACCGACCCTAATCCATTAGATTATACTATTTCGGGCGGAGCACTTATAGTACCTTCATCTAATAATAATGACGTAACATGCATAAACACGTCTATCCAATATACACCTGCTTCAAATAGTGATGTTCCCGCGTCATCCAATGTATTTTTATATTTAGACCCTGATATAGAATTTTTTATTCAATTATAATTATATTTGAAAATTGCAAATATAATTATACTCTCAAATTAGGATTCATACAAACTTGCATAGATGGAAAAATATCACCGCTCATACATTTGTCTCCTTCATTTATAGATATACAACTTCGGTGTCCGTTTTGTTGCCCTATATAGCAAAATTTATTTAAATTATTTATAATAGGTTCTTTAGAGCGTAATCCATCGAAATTTTCTTTATTTATTTTATTTTTCAACTCCTCGATTGCTGGTTTTTTATTTTCATTTTCCTCTTTTTCATATTCTTTCATAATGTCTTTTTTTTTATTTTGTTGAAATAATAAATGATATATTTTTTTAATATTTTTAATTGTTTTTTTCCATATTTTTTTACCAAAAAAGAAACTTACAATAAAAATAACAATTAATATTGATAATATTAAAATAAGTATATTTGTTTTATTACTTAATGGTTTAGAATAAAATAAAGTGTCTGCGTTATAATTAATAATATTTGACTTATTATTTATTAATTTATTAAATAATTTATCTTTTTTAGATTCAGGGTCTAGTTTTTCTTTTAAAGTTATTCGTCCATTTGTTCCTGATAATTTTTCTTTTAAAGTAGTCATTATATTATATATATATATTATAATGTATAACTCTTACAAATTAATTAAAAAAACAAAATCAAAAAAAAAACCATCTATAAATAAAACCTTAAAATATAATTATAATCCTAGTATTAATAAATATGTAGAAAACAAAATTTCAGATTTATTAAAAAGGTCGATACATAAATCTAATAGAATTTTAAAAAATAAACCATATGATATATGTGGTTGCAAATATAACACTTTGCATAAAACGGTAAAATCATTAGTATCTAATACTGCTATTCAACAAGATAAAACAAGAAGAAAACAAAATTATAAACAAACCTACAATATGCTAACAAAAAAATTAAAAATAAAAATTAAAAATAAATGTGTATCTATATATTCTCCACAAGCACAAAGAGCTATGATTCATAATATTCACTTTATAAAACATCTTAATCCTTCTAAAGTTATTTCACCTAATCAACATTCCGCCAATTGTTGGTTTAATGTATTTTATATGGTTTTTTTTATAAGTGATAAAGGCATGTTATTTTTTAAATTTTTTAGACTGTTAATGATTCTAGGAAAAAAAACAAGTGGTGAAAAAATAAACAAAAAATTACATTATGCGTTTTTACTATTAAATATGTGCATTGAAAGTTCATATAATTTATATCCATCATGTAAAGAATTTGCTAAGAAAATGAATACAAATCATTTAATTTTATATATAAATCAAGCTATTACTAATATTAATAATATACATGACGCAGGCAATCCATATTCTTATTATAGAAATATAATGAATTATTTAAGTATCGATGATATAAATATAGTAAAAATATATAATAGTTTATTTATTCAAAAAACACTTTTACAAGTGTTACATTATAACAAAAAAATCCCCCATGTAATTGTAATTGAATGCAAAGATAATTATAAAAAAAATAAAAACTTACATATAAATTACGATAATCAATCAATCACTTATGTATTAGATTCGGCTTGTATAATTGATAATAAAGGGAATCACTTTTGTGCGGTTTTACATATTAATGGAATACAATATGGTTACGATGGTTCGAGTTCAAAAAGATTAGAACCATTTAAATGGGTATCATTATTAAATAAAAATAAAGATTGGACCTTTAAGGGTACAAATACAAATGTATCTTTAAGTGATTATTGTGAATGGAATTTTACAAAAGGTTACACTTTATTATTTTATTACCGTGTTTAATAATATTGTAAAAAATATTGTTTATTCAATTTAAAGTTAGAAGGGTGTTTTAAATATACTGCATATTTTTTAAAACAACAATAATATTGCTCGTTATTACTTTCGGTACTTTTGGATGAAACATTTGATTTCATATTATTCGTAGGTTTCATGTTATTTGGGGGTAACATTATATGTTATATTAAAATATAATTTTTTTTATTAAATTCATTCATCACTTATACATTCCAATTTGCAACCAGTATCGATACCATAAATAGTATCGTCCATTGTCCAACCATTTTTTTCTAATACATCTTCATTGACGTCTTCACAATCACTGGTATAAGATTCGTTGTTGTCTGGATCTAAATAAATAAGTCGATGTATTTCTTTCAACTCTTCAGATGTATAATGCAGTTTATTACAGATTTCATCGAAATATTCGCAACCACTATCTAAACTTTCAACCGAAACCCCTGTATAATCATTTAATATAATACTATCTTTTTTTAATATTTCTTCTTTTTGTTTGTGTGTTAATTCTATTTCAAATGTACCCCAATAAAAGTAATTCGTTATTTCAAACCGAACATGTTTTCCGTTAGATAACATATTATTCCATTGTTCTGTTTGATATGTTAACTTTTTATAGTCTGCTGTTAGATGATATATTTTAGTTTTATCTTCACTCATATTTACATAATATAAACGATTTATGTTTATATTATGGTATTATTAATTAAGCATTTCATTCATTTTTTTAATTTTTGCAATCGTTTTTTCTGTTTGGGATTTAGTAGATTGATTCATAAATAAATAATCTGTATTAGGAGATATTTCATTTTTTTTAATTTCTTTATAAATGATTTCTGTTTTAGATGTCACTTTTTCTATAATGTCTTTATTTTTAAAAATAGATATATTAAAATCAACATTTTCAGTCAATAAATAAATACAATGATACATTAAATCTTTTCTTTTACGTTTAGTATTGTTATTATATCTAATGCAATATAATTCTAATATATTTTGAATTATTTTGTGACATATTGATTGTTTTTTTGATATATTAATTATAATATCCCATAATATCCAAACCGGGTCCAATTGATCTTTTTCAGATACAGGAATATGACTTCTTCTGCATGCAAATAATTGTTTCTTATTTTTTTTACACGTTTTATCGTAATCTAATATCCAATCTATCCAAAAAATAATAGGTATTGTTTCTTTTACTTCAATTAGTTGATAACAAAATTCATTTAAAGCAATAAATAATTCTTTAGGGTCTTCTTTTTCAAAATAAGGTTTAATATAAAATACATTTGGAGCTTTTAATTCATCTGACAACATATGAAGGTTAAATTCAGATATTTTAGGTTTTATAATTTGCATAATTGGTTTCTTAGATGATAAACACATTGTACAACAAATTTCACAAAATAATTTACGAATTTCTACATTATTTCTGAGCTCTAATTCATTGTCAATATATCCATTTTTTAATATATCTCTAAAATTCTGGTATCTCATGTTAATGTAAAGTGGTAATTTAGGATTTGCTAAATGAATATGTTTACTCATTATTAGTAGTATAGTTTCCCAAGCATCAATTAGCTGTCCTGAACAAATAAATTCACTTATCCAATAACAAGATTCTTCTATTTTATGATTGTATATACTTTTTACTAATTCTTTTTTAACATCTGATTTCTTATAATTTGAAAATGTACCATTTTTGAATTGTTTGATTGTTCGCACGTCATTTATATCTATAGACATTTACTTATAAATACAAATAAGTAAAAAAAAAATAAGATTATTATACAAGAATGAAAATATTTAAAAATATATGGACTAAATCTTCAAATTTATTTAAAGTTATAGTGTTTTTACTTATTATTTATATACTAATGAATTTTCTTCCTAGAAAAGAAGGATTTAATAATGGCTCATTAGATTTAACCTATAAAACATATACAGGTGATAATGTATATGATAAATTTTATGTAAGTGTTTATGACCAAGTATTACATAATAATAATCGTATGTTATTTGAAACAAAGGCTGTTACAAAGTATAATCTATCTAAACATGGTAAATTATTGGATATTGGTAGTGGCACAGGGCATTTTATTAATTTATTAAAAAAAAATATAAATTGTATTGGTGTGGATAACTCCTATTTTATGGTGAAAAGAGCTAAATATAATTATCCAGAAAATGTTTATATTCAACAAAATATACTAGATAGTATGATGTTTATACCTAATCAATTTACTCATATTACTTGCTTATATTTCACAATTTACTATATAAAAGATAAGCAACTTTTTTTTGAAAACTGCAATAAATGGCTTGTACCTAAAGGATATTTATTTATTCATTTGGTGGATAAAAATAATTTTACCTTAGATATATACGAAGATACATTTGATATACAACATTATAAATATAATATGCAATATGTTCCTAAAAATGAAAAAATATCTTTATTCAAAGAAACATTTAAATCTAAAAATAATGATGATATTCGTAAAAACGTTCATACTTTATATATGAATAGTCAAAAACAAGTTTTGAGTTATGCTAAAAAGGCAAAATTTGATTTAGTAGAAGTAATAGATATGAAAAAATGCGATTTTAAATATCATTATTTATATGTATTGCAAAAAAACAACTAAAGAAAAGTATGTAAAAAATGTATGAATAAAATTATTTATATATTTTTTACTATTTTAATCGTCTTATATGTGTTTTTAATATTGTATATAAAACTGAGTCATCCATTTTGGTTTAAACAACCTGTAAATCATTTATATGCATTTTATAATCTTTTTAGGTCAGGGGTAATACGTAAAAATCTCCCTTGTAATAATAAATATTGTAATCATATAAATGTCATTACAAATGAATATGTTAAAACAGATGAGGATATAATAAATCAAATGGTAATATTGATACAAAAACATTATTTGGTAAATAAAGACGTGGTTTATAAACCTACAAAAGATACTATAATCAATTATTTAATAAATCATAACCAATCTTGTTATATTACAACATATCAAATAAGTAAAAAATATATGGAAGCAAAAGAAATCAAAACTAAAAATGAAGTGCTGGGAGTAATTACAGGGCGCCCACTATCATTTAATGCATTTCATAAAAATATATTTTTAAATATGTACTATGTAGATTTCTTATGTGTTGACACTAAACATCGTGGTAAAAATATAGCACCTTCCTTAATTCAGACACATGAATATAATGCTCGTAGAAAAAATGAAAAAATTCAAGTTTCTTTTTTTAAAAGGGAAAGTGAAATTACATTTATTAAACCTTTTGTTCAATTTTCTTGTACCATGTTTAAAAATGATTTTCCAGTTGTTGAATTACATAACAAATATAAATATGTTGTTATTTCTAAAGATAATTTTGATTTATATGTACATTTTATGAATAATATTGTAAATAGTATTTATTACTATATTACATGCGATTATACTAATTTGTTAACATTAATAAATAGTAAACAAATTATTATATATGCAGTTATGATAGACAATACAATTATACACATGTATTTTTTTAAAAATGGAGATTATTATTACAATAATGAATTAGCTATAGAATGTTTCAGTTCTATATCTGGAAGTAATAAAATAGAATTTAATCAAAATTTTTTAAATGTATTGCATCTACTTCCATATAAATATTTATATTTAGAGCATATAAGCTATAATGAAATTTTGTATAACAATTTAAAATCATATGATAATTTAGAATTTATTACTAAATCTTCCTATTATTTTTACAATTATATTCATAAAACAGTTTCTTCTAAAGATGTTTTAATTGTTATCTAACATATTTACCTATTCTTGCAAAAGAATCTAATACATAAATTATAAATATTCCTAAAAAGGAATACAAAATTAGTTCTTCACCTTTATTCTTTGTTTTTCCTTCATAAGATTCTTCAAATAAGTGAATAATCTTATCTAATTTATCTAATATTTGTGCTTGATCACCTGGATAAGTATATTTTTGTTCTTTTTGTTCGGTTTCATATGCTTGCATTAAGGGCATATGGGGCACTTCTAATTGATTATACTGATATTCTGAAACGTGATTATCATTTTTAATAGGTTTTTCAGGGTCTTTAGGGGCTACAAAATCTGCAAAGCCTTCTGTTTTTATTTCGGAATTATTATGAATATTTCGAATTGCATTTTTCATATTTAATAATTTATTAGTATTAAAGGGCTCTTTTTTTAATTTATTTATTTTTTTTGCTTCTATATTATTATTGTCTATAGTTGATGCACATAATGCTAATGGAATACTCATTCTTATAAAAAAGTAAGAAATTTTTTTTAATATAAACTCAATATATAATGAATATGTCTATAATTATATTATTATTATTAATTTTAATATATTATTTTCCAAAGCAAGTCAGTGAATTATACTCTTATACATTAGGAAAAATTTTAATTTATATTACATTGCTTATGATAGCCTATAAAAATAATATAGAAGGGACATTATTGTTAATTATATTTATATTAATCATTCATAATATTGAAATTAAAAAAAGATCGTATTTGAATAACCAAGTTCCTCTTATCAAAACAAGTACTACTTTAATTGATTTAGAACAAAATTTAAAACCAATGGATTCTAAAATATAATATAAATAATTTATATATGTATAAAATAATAATAGCGTTACTATTAATACTTTTAATATTGTGGAATGCATATACTAAATCCAAAAAAGAGGGATTTAGAATACTTCCAAATATTTCTATTCCTAAAGTTCCTAGACTTAAAATAAATAGTAAAATAAATACAGTTATGAATAAAGCTAATAGAGCAAGGCGTCGTAAAAAAAATTCTTTAACAAAAGAAACGATGCATATGATTAAAAAATATATATCGTAATATATATATGCCAAATAAATCTAATAAAAATAGCAAAGATGTAGGAAAATCATCAAATAAAGGTTTTTTTGCAAAAGCTATGGAAACAATAAATAATAGTAAATTTTTTGCTGGATTAGTAATGTTGATGATTAATATTGGTTCGAAATATATTACGATAGAGTTAAGTAAAACTCAAGAAGCTTATTTAAAATATACTTTAGCTCGTCAATTATTAATATTTTCGTTAATATGGATGGGTACCAGAGATATAGTTATATCATTAGTATTAACTGCCGTATTTATTGTGTTGGCAAATTATTTATTTAATGAAAATAGTCGTTTTTGTATTTTACCAAAGAAATTTAGAGAATTTAAGGATATATTAGATACTAATGGAGATGGAAAAATAAGTGAAAAAGAAATTAAAAATGCAATAGATATATTATCTAAGGCAAAAAAATCTAAAAATCATAAGAATAAAGTAGAGATGTTAAGTTTAATGAAAGAAAAATATATATAAATACTAAGAGATATGAGCAAAATAAATATTAGTGTACATAAAATAGTTAGTATTTATTCACTGAAAAAAAAAATAAAAAATAAAATACCACAAAAATTTTTAAATGAAATTGATTTTGGTGTATTATGTAATAGTGCAAAACATAAAGATACATTATTTATATATTTAGATACAACTGAAGAGAATTCCATTGGCATTGTAAAAGACGATGAATTGAATAAAATGTATTCAATATTAAGAAAAAACAATGATAAAAATACAATTGGAATAAGTGTATATGGTATGAAAAATGACTATGGTGATAATACAAAAACGGTTACAGAAAAATTTAATAAAGATATGGACAAATTGAAAAATAAAATACAAAGGGGCTATAAAACTTCAAATGGAGATTCAATATACTTTAAAAATATATATATTTATGTTTTACCTCAAAAGGAAAAAGAAGCTAATGCCCAAGGCAAAAAAATACAACTTGATTTTACTATATTTAATAAGCAAACTTTTACATTTCCAAAAATGAAACATGCAAATACTATGACAAAAAATAAAGAAGATATATCTGATTTATTTAATATTCTAGGTGATACATATGCAAATAATCAAAAAACAATTCAAACTACATTTAAAGATGTAATTTACGAAATCAAAGTAACTAATTTTGATTCAAGAAATATAATATATCCAAAATATTTTGAAAAAAAAATGACTATTAATGATTTAGAAAGACATTATAATGAAACATTTACAAAAGAAGACAAGGAAACCCGTAATAAATTTTTACAATTATTTGATACATATATCATAGAAAAGGAAACCGCAATACAAAAAATTGAAAAGGATTTATTAAAATATTTCAAAAAAATTATTATAAATATTAAAGAATATCAAATTGATAAAGAAGATATTGATGATGACACAACACCATTATTAGATCCCAAAAAAACAAAGTATAATATAAACGATAAAGTACATATATCTTATGATACATCAATTATTAAAAAAGATCTTATAAACAAATTAAGACCAAAAAATTATTCTATATTATTAAAATATAACGATTCTACTACAATAAATGGCCAGATTATTGATTATCAAAATACTTATACATTCAGAATAAAAAATTTAGATAACTCAATAAAAGATAACGATGATAATAAAATAATAACTGTAACATTTAAAGATAATGGATTATTTAATGATTCAAATGGAAAACAAGGCACTTATGAGTTATTTATTTCTGATATGAAAATTATAAGTGTATTATTTCAAGATAAAAAGTGGGAATATGTAATATCTAAAGGTGAAAAAATAATGCAAACTATTACTATAAAAGATAAAAAGGTGAAAGCAAATGGAAATATTTTTCAAGCAATAAAATTAAAAGATAAAACAAACGGTTCTGTTATTGAAGATGCGTACTTACAAGGAAAAATAACATTACAATCTGTGTATAATAAATTACCAAAAGAAGAGTCTCTTGTATCTTCCGTCCCCTATTTAATTACACATAGTTTTAATAATATACCTATTGAAGATTTTACAAAAAGTGTAACTTTATCGTATAATAAAAAATATACCCCTTTTTATTTTGACCCTAGATTAATTGTTAATCCAAGTGATATTAAAAAATCTAATTATTTTGAAAGCAAAGATAAAATAGAAAACAGTGATTATGCGTCTGTATATCTAAATATAATGAACATGCAAAAATGTATTCGTCTGGTTTCAGAATACAAAACAATGAAGGAATATTCTCATACTATTAAAGATAGCGATTTGAATAAAATAAAAAAAATATTATGTAAATTATTATTTTATACTGGTGCACCATATAAATCTCGTATAATCGTAGACCATGAACTAATAGAAAACGAAGAAGAAACAACTAAAGACGAAGAAGAAACAACTAAAGACGAAGAAAAAACAACTAAAGATGAAATTATGATTAACATTCATTTAACTACTTCAAGTGATCCAGATATAAAAAAACATCCAGGAAAGGCAAACTGTAAATATAAAAGAAAAGACCTTAAAAAATGGATTAGAAAATTAACAGCAGATGTACCATTTTTACAATTTTTTACAATTGGTGGAAATAAAACAAAAAGAAAGTATAATAAAACTAAAATATACAGAAAAAAAAAACGAAAATCATATATCAAGAGACGTACTCGACGCAGAAGAAACAAGAGTATTCGAAGACGTATTTAAATTATTATTACAATATTTGTTCCATGTATATTCAAACATGGCAAACATTGATAATTTGGTACAAAATTCAGTAATTGCTATTCCACCAGATGTAATTATTTCATTTGTCCATGCATATGCAATAATTCCCGACGCACTAAATGCTAATATACTCCATGTTGCTATTTTACATAAATATAATTTATGCATCATTATATTTATGTATCAGTATATGTTTAAATATTTCGTGTATTTAGTATAAGAATGATTATTTTTAAAATAAAAATAATATTAAAATAGAGTTATGTAATTAAATGCATCTTTAACACAAAAACGCTTTTTAAATTTATTTGATAGTTTTTTTATTATATATGGTATTTCACTACAATATATGTCACATAATGATTTATTATTAATAGCCAATAATATTAAATATCCCATAATCAATAAATAATTAAATACATAATCCATTTTAACATCTTTTATTAAAACTAAAACCAAAAATGATATTTCAGTTATCAAACATACAAGCTTATGAATAAAAGGTATAGATTTATTAAATATTAAGATAGCTGGCAAAAATGTAACCATTAATAAATTACTAAATAGTGGACTATATGATATAATATCAAAAAAATATAAAATACTCAATACATATATCCAAAAACTATAAACAAAAAATATAGATAATGGTTTTCTCATTGATATAATAATATATTATTTTAATTATAGCATGCTTTTAAAAGTTTACTTTTTATAAACATCTACTTTTTTATAATTATTATAATCTTTATATGTAAAGTTTGGAGACTTTGAATTCCAATTATTATATTCTTTTAATGTAAAAACCTTTTTTTTAACAGGATTTTCTGATATTGGATGTCCATATGTAGAAAAACGTGATTCGTGAAAATGATATACAGGCGACTGCATTAATATATAATATTAATTTAAATTATAAGTATTTTTTAACTCATTAATATATATTTCCGGAATGTATTTAAAATCAATCACTCTTCTATTTGTCTCTAATTGAGACATAGAATCATTATTTGTTTCCAATTTTTTTTGAAACAATTCTTTATTTTCATAATATTTTTCTCCAGTTTTAACGCCACATTTTTTAAATACGGGTGGTATATTATCGCTTTTATCACCCAGTATTATTTTCATAAATAATGCTTTTTCAGAACTGCCGTAAAAGTTTTTATGTTCGCATAATGAAACACCTTTTAAAGTATATACTTGAATATATGTATTTATTAATTGCATATAGTCATGGTCATTTGCTAATATATACACTTGTTTATTTTTGTCTGAATAATAATTAGCCAAACATGCTACGCAGTCATCTGCTTCTAAATGTGGATGTTTTACTAGTTTTGCTCCTAATTCTTCAAACAGTTCATCATAAGCTAGTTTAAAGAATGGTCCTCCTTTAAAATTAGAATGGTCTCGTGTACCTTTATAATTAGATATAATAGTGTGGCGCCATATGTCTTTTTGGCTACAATCTTTTGCTACATAAAGAGTGTAGTCATCTTTAGAAATTTTAAATGTTTTTATAAAATTTTGAATATGTTTGGAAAATGTTTTACAAAAAGTAGAGACAAATTCTGGCGAGTCAATAGGATCTACTCCCGAATCATATATTTCTTTATGAGCTCGTTTCCACCAAGCCATAATCGCATAATAACGATAAAACACGTAATAGCTACCATCAATAATTATAATGGTCATTGTTATTTATATATTCTAAAATACAATTAAAATCAATTTTATATATAATATAAGGATGATAGCACGCATTTTGTCTCTATATTTTATAGTGAGACTGTGTCTTTCTAAAGAAATTTTTATACATAATTACACAAATATAATACATGGTGAAAGTGATGTATATGATGCATTATACAACGGTGAAGCAGTTTATCAAGCCATTCAAGATGCTAATGAAAATGATATGATTATACTTGAAAAAAATGAAAATATATATTATATACCATACAATCTTTGGGATAAAAAAAACAATATTACTTTGAAAATAGATGGGAAGGTTATATTGCATGATAATTATAGCGCATGGCCTATGATATCAGAAAGTGAATATTATTCTGCTTTCCATTTTACAAATAGTAAAAATATAATAATAACAGGAAACGGTAAAATAGATGGTCAAGGCTTCAACTGGTGGTCTGCATTTCAGAAAAAAAAAATTGTTAGAAAGAGGCCTACTATTTTATTGATAGAAGATTCCAGTAATGTTAATATAAATAAATTAAAATTATGGAATTCACCAAGATTTAATATTTATGGATACAATATTACAAATATAACAGTAAATGATATTGAAATATATGTAAAATGGGATATTACTAAAACATTTCCATATAATACAGATGGGATTGATGTAAGTGGGTCAAATATTCATATTTTTAATAATAAAATTACTAATTTTGATGATGCAATAGCTATTAAACCATTAAAAAACACATGTACCGAAAATGTTTTAGTAGAAAATAATAAGATAGTCTATGGGGTTGGTATAAGTATCGGTAGTGTTCCATCTTCTTATCATCATTGCGTAAAAAATGTGTTATTTAGAAATATACACGCAAATAAACCTTATAAATTAATATATATAAAAACTGAATCATCTGATAAATATAATGAACCGGTATCTATGATTTCAAATATAACCTATGATAATATTAGTGCCGAGTATCCTAAATTTTGGCCTATATATATTGGTCCACAACAGCAAAAAGAACCTGATGGTACAGGAGCAGGCTTTTGGCCCAATACTAATCCTAATGTAAATATAAGAAATATTACAATGAAAAATATCAAGATACATGGAATCAATCCAAGCAAACACGTAGGAGTATTACGTTGTAATAAAACCAACCCATGTATGAATATAATTATGAATAACATACAAATAAAAGGGAGTAACTTAAGATATATTTGTGATAATAATCAAAGTATATATGGTAAATATAGTAATATAAATCCTACTCCTAAACATTGCATAAATGAAAATTACTAAATTATGATATTTTTGATGGTATTATGCGTAATTTTAATTTCGTTTGATCACCTCTACAAAGAGGACAATCAGAATGTTCTTTGAACCATTCTTTTATACAGCGAACATGAATTTCATGTTTGCAATTATTTAAAGTTATATATTTTTTAACATCCAATGGTTCTAAACAAATGCAACATGAATTAGAAAATTTCTTTCGTATTTTATTAGGAGGTGATGGGGTTGTTAAAAAAAATTCCGAGTTTTTATTTTTATATAATGGGCTATTTGTGGTTGTAAAATCAATCGAATTTTCACAAGGGGTTATATGTATACGTCTTTCTCTAACGTTTCTTTTTTTAAAAAAACTAATAATATATAAATATATTTGATATAAATTAATCCCCTTCATAAATTATTATAATTATTATAAATATTATAATTATATACTAAAAATATCAGATATTATGCCACATGCAGTAACTTGTGCCCCTGCACCTGGACCTCTAATTATAAGTGGATTATTATTATAAAAGTTGCTTGTAATTATAATCATATTATCGCTGCCTTGTAAATTATAAAAAGGGTGTTGTTCATTAACATACAATATTTTTATATGAACCTTATTATCTTGTAAAACAGCAACATGTTTTATTTTTAACGAATTTTGAATAGCATATGTTTTTTTTTCATTCATATCATTATTCATTGTTTCTAAATATTGTAAAAAATCTTCTGAATTCTTAGCAGATAAACATTTTTCTGAAAGAAATACATCATTTTGTATGTCATTTATTTCATATTTGAATCCAAGTAATCTTGTAATAATTAACATTTTACGTGCAACGTCTGCTCCAATTAAATCATCTAATGGATTAGGTTCTGTAAAACCCAATTCTCTGGCTTTTTTTACAACATTTGAAAATGTTTCATTATTATTCATAAAATAACTAAAAATATAGCTAAGTGAACCAGATAAAATAGCTTCTATTTTTAATACACTATCATGTGAATGGATTATATTTTTGATTGTATGTATAATAGGAAGTCCAGCACCAACAGTAGTTTCGTATTTATAATTTTTATATTTTGATAATTCTTCAAATAGTGTATAATTGGTAGTATTTGCCTTTTTATTTGGTGTTACTACTCCAATGTTAATATCTAATAAATCTTTATAATATGGATAAATAGATTCAGAAGATGTACAATCAATTAGTATAGAATCAGGTAGATTTAAATTTATTACAGTATTTATTATATTTTCAATATTTGTTTCATTACCATTTTGTATATTTGTTTCATAATCTTTTACGCCAGTTATATCCATTAAATATTTTTTTGAATTAGCAATTAAAACAATATTGCAAGAATCTATTTTATTTAATTGTTTTATCAATTCATTTCCTATTACTCCTGTACCAATAATAAATAGATTTTTTTTAGATTTTAAAAATAGATGATTATGTAATATAGTTAATATTTTATTAATTTTGTTTCTTTTTACGATAAAAGAAATATTATTATCTGAGTAAGTTTGAGTATATATATCTATATTATTCATTTTAAATAACGGATATATAATGTTTGATATAGCTAATATATTTTTTTGACTAGGGGTTACAATAGATATAATAGATTTATTATCAATATTACAAGTTATAGTTAATAATTTTCTCTTTATTATTTTTTCATAATATTGATTTAAAGTATTCATAGCATTACTATAATCCTTTTGATATATGGCAAGATATATAGAGTATTCAGATGATGATTGTGATATCATTGTAATATTAATATTTTGTTTTGAAAATATGGAAAATAGTTTTCCAGAAAATCCAATATTACCAATAAGGTATTCTCCAAATATTTTAATCACAGATATTTTTTCAATTGTTGAAACCGCAGTAGCCAATGTATTTCTATTTGTTGTATTATAATGTATCTCTGTACCAGGATTATCAGGATATTTTGCATTTTTAATTAAGATGGGTATTTTTTTTTTATATAATGGTAATATGGTTGGTGTATATATAACATTTGCACCGTAATGTGATAAATCAAGCATTTCTCGATAACTAATCTTAGGTATAGTAAATGCTATAGATACTTTCCTTGGATCCGTACTCATAATTCCATTTACATCTGTCCATATTTCAACTTGTTTGGAATTTAAACAATGACCATATATAGCAGCACTATAATCTCCGCCTCCTCTACCAAGTGTAGTAGTATTATTATCTAAATCAGAGCCAACAAAACCTGCAACCACAAAAATATCAATATTATCATGAAAATATTTTTTTACCAACTTATTTGTTTTATGATAATTAGGACATGCCTTTCCATAATTCGAATTTGTTTTTATTATATGCCTTGAATCTAATAATTTTATGGATTGTGATACATTTTTCTTTAAATAATGGTATATAATAGTAGACGATATAATTTCACCATAACATAATAGACGGTCTTTTGTTTTATCATTTAAATCTTTCAAATAGTATATACCTTTACATATATTATTCATTTTTTTGAAAATACTATTTATTTTATTAAAAAGCTCAGATGTTTCATTTGTATTGAAAATATTATTTATAATATTAAATGTATATGTTTTCAATTCTTGTAAAATAGTAATATAACTTTCTATATCTTTTTTTAAACAAGCTTCTGCACAATTTAAAATTATATTTGTAGTATTTCCAAATGCGGAAAATACACAAGTTATTTTATGTGTTGCGGATTTTGTTCTAATTATTTCACATACATTTATTATATTTTCACTATTACTAATAGAACTACCACCAAATTTACATATAATCATATGATTAGTACATATAATTATATTATACTAAATACTTCAATATTTCTTTACATATAATTTCATCATTTTTGTCTCTACAATCAATTTTTACATCATAATATTTTTCATATAATATTTTTCTTTTCTCATATAATTGTTTTAATGTATCACCAGGGTCCAATACAATACCTCTTTCTACAGGATTAGGTATTCTCTGTAATATTGTTTCCAATGGTGTATCAAGATAAACAATTAATGAATTATTTTTTAAATGTTTCATAGCTTTTTCAGAATATACAATACTACCACCTGTAGAAATAATATTATTTTTTCCAGAAATTTCTAAAGTTATATTTTCTTCTATTTGTTTAAACTCCTCGTTGCCTCTTGTTTCAATCAATTCACTTAACGAAGTATTATATTTTTCTTCAATAAGGTGATCCATTTCTTTTAATTCCCAACTTATTTTTTTAGATAATAAACTAGAAATATGACTCTTTCCTGCGGCGGCCATTCCAATTAAGGATACATTTTTTACATTATTATATTTAAAATGTATATATTCAGCAATTTGTACAGCATTCAATGCAGCCCCTTTCATTAAATTGTCCGCTACAATCCATAAGTTTAAAGTATTACATTGACTAAAATCTCTTCGTATTCTACTAACCCATACATTTTCTTCATTTTGTACGTCTATTGGACAAGCCATTTCTCTTACACTTATCCCCGGCGTATGATTAAACATATTATTCACATCATCCAAATCAAAATCATTTTTAAATTCAATATTTACTGATTCACTGTGTCCTCCAATTACTGGCACGCGTACTGCGGTTGCGGTTATTTTAATATTATCGTCGTCTAATATTTTCGGTGTTTCTCTTTCTAATTTTAGCTCTTCACCTGTATATCCATTGTCATGTAAAGTATCACATTTTGGAATACAGTTCATATATATTTTAGTAGGAAACACATCGTTTAAATCTCCACTTCCAACAAATCTTTCATTATTAAGTTGATTTATTCCACGATATCCTGCGCCAGAAACAGATTGATACGTGGAGATTACTACTCTTTTTATTTTATATTTTTCATGAAGTGGATGTAAAATCATAACTAATTGTGCAGTGGAGCAATTTGGATTAGCTATTAATTTACTATCGCTTTTAATTTTATCAGAATTTACTTCTGGTATTACCAAAGGTATATGAGGTACTAATCTATATTCTGATGAATTATCAATTATCCATGCATTTTTGTTTTTTTCTAAAATAATTGGTATATATGTTTTTGAAACATTTTTTGTAGATGCAAAAAATATAATAATATTTTCTTGCAATGAAACAATGGTTTCTATAAAAGTATTTACAGTTATAACGTTATAGTTTTTATTTTGAAAAGTACAAGTTTTACCCTGAGATTTTTCTGATGCAATTGGTATAAATTGTTTAACTGGTAAATTTCTTTTTTCTAATAAGAACGAAATTTTATTTCCTACCAGTCCTGTAGCACCTATGATAGCAATATTCATTATATTACATATATTATTTTTTTAAATTATAATTGAAATAAAGTTTATAGTAAACTTTTATTACAAAATAATGAGACTTAATTTACCAGACGAACTATTATATGAAATTTCCAGTTATATAAACTCTTCTAAAACCATTTTATCTTTTTCACTGGTAAATAATACAATATTTAAAATAAATATTGCTCCACGTAAAATATTTATTAAAAATAAAGCAAATAATAAATTGAAAGATTCTATAAATAATATACTTTACGACAATCAAATGTCTATGGGTGAATGGAAATATTATTTGTTACCTGAACCTTCGCTAATGTATTTTACACATTTTACTAAATGTTCTTCATTAGATGATTTAATTGATTTATTTAAAGATATATCAAATACAATATTAAAAAATGAAAATATTTGTACAAATGATTTAATGTCAACATGGAAATTAAAGACCAGAAATAAAATATATTTATCTTATAACATTTTACATAGTTTTACATTAAAGGACAATGTAATTATATTAAAAAATCGAGGTATGTGGGTACATTCCGCTTATAGAATGAGTCATGCAAGAGCAAAAAGGAGTGGATTATATAATTCATTGACCGTAAAAGCTTTAATTTATTAAATTATATATTATAATAATTGTAATATAAAGGGGGTTTTTGGGTGTCTTTAAACATTATTCCTTTTCCATCGCAACAACAATGAGATATATTTCCAAAATTTTTTGCAAATGGATAAGCAATTTCTCTTGCTTTGCTATTACTAAAATGTATAGTTGAAATATTTTTTTTATTTTTATTTTGATTTAAAACAGTTATTGCTTCTATTTTATATAAAATATTTTTTTCATGCGTTTTGCAGCAAAATAGTTGGTGCATTTTATTACATTTTTGAAACTGAAAATATTGAATTTTACATTTTAATATATCTTTAATGGTCTTAGAAGAAATCATTAAATGTTTTCTATGTTTACAAGATATATAATCAAAGATAGTTTCATATAACTCTTTTGGTAATGTGAGTATCATTATTAAATTAATACATATATGTTTATATGTATTAATTCAATTATATTGCATATTTTGTATCAATTATGTCCATAAGTGTTTCGGCCGCTTCAGATATCTTCTGAAAGCTTGTTTTTGTTTCTTCAATGATTCCTTGTAATTCTATTTTGATAGAATTATTTTTTTTTAACCTTAATTCAAGTATAGCCAATTGGGCTTCTAATTCGCGTTTTTGTTTTTCAAGCTTACTTTGTTTTTCTAAATCTTTATTTATTTCCGATTCTATTACTTGAAATTGACTATCCATGGTTTTTATTTTATCTGCTAATAATAGAGCTCTATCCATATTATAATACAAATAATTTAAATTATAATTCTAAACTAACTGTATTTCTATCGCTTTTTTGTTTTCTTCGTCCACTTTTTACATTAGATGATTTATTTGATGAACTTAAATCTTCTACACTAATCGTGCTTTCATTTGGTTCATCATTTAAATTAATACTTGTCTTTAAACCAGAAAGCAATGATGCAACATCATTTGGACCGTCCATTTCTTTTCTAACTGGTGTAGACATATTATTCATTTGTTTTTTAGGTAATTGTACTGATTTTGCAGATTCATTTGCTGAATACATATTAGGAGATGGAGGTCCTCTATTCATTGCTGCGGGAAAAGGTCTTGATGCCATAGTTGGTGATGGTGGAGAACGTCGATTATTTCCTGAAAATGTATTCATAAACTGACTCACTCCAGGATTTGTTTCCCCCATGGTATTTACTGCCGCTTGAGTAAATTGTTGCATTAATTCTGGATTTTGTTTCATAATATCATCCATGCCTGGTATAGCAGATTTAAACATGGTATTTGTCATATGTATCATCATACCAGATGCGCCTAATTGAAATAATAATTTTAATTCTGGAGCCATTTTTGCTTTAGATTGATATTTTTCATGTAATTCACCAAATATTTCATCATAATCATCTAAATTTTCATTTAATTGTTCTGACCAACCATCTAATTTTACATCAAATGGGTCAAACCTATTATTTAAAAATTCAATTCCAGTAATTAACGCAGTAAGTACTTTTCCTTGAAATTTAATACTATTTTTCTTTTCTTTTTCAGAAATAATATTTTCGTATTCACCTTGCATTTCTGATAAAGAAGATTCCATACTATATTTTTTTGTTAAATGTACGCCCTTTTGTTCTAGGGTTTCTAATTTACGTAAAATTGTAAATTTTTCCCTTAATATATCTTCTTTACTTTTTGTTTCAACTTCAGCTTTATTTACGGTAACACTTGACATAGGTTTAAATCCATCCCATGTTTTATTAACATTTTCTTCCAATTTAGCAGTTGATTTACCAATTTGAATATCAGGATTATCATCTACAATAACATTTTCTTCTGTAATAGAATTTTCTTTTGACTTACCTAATCCACCTATATTATTTAATGCATTTTGAAAAAAATTACTTTTGCTTACCTTTTCCTCAGATTTTTTAGGTTCATCTATAGAATCTAAGTTTAATGAAATATTTTCCAATTCATTATCTAATGAGTTAAGATCTGATAAAGAAATGCCATTATCAACATTATTTTTTTTTGTATCCATTTGTTCTTTTTTTTTATCATTCATGAGTAATTCAATACCACCTCCAAAATTAACAGAGGGTTTATCGGATATATTTATTTCTGTAATATTTGGTCCATCGCTGCTACTTTTTAATGTTTCTGCATTTAAATTAATCTCTTCCATTATGAATTAATAAGAACTTATAACTTTAAATTCTCCGCATTGTTAAATATATGTGTAATATTATTCTTTAAAATATAATGAATTCCTTGAAGTAAACAATCTGCGAGATCGTCTTTTTTTTTATTGGATATAAAATGATTCTGCCATTGTGTGAAAAATTCATTCAATAAATGTTTCGTTATTTCTATAGATAATTTTTTTCGTTCATAATAAGTTGTTTTTTCATTTGTTTTCAAAAAAGGTTTTAATTTGTTGCATGCTGACCAATAAATAATATTAGGTATATTTTTTTGAATAAAAAATTGTGTTACCATACCTTGAAGTGTTTTCATTCGTATTGCTTTATTTCCTATTTGATTTTCTATTAAAACATAATCTATTGTTAAATCTTTCCATTTATTTACAAATCTAGTATCAAATTCTTTTTGCATTGCTTTTCCAATATCAATTAAAGAAATATTTTTAACTAATGTTTTTGGAGGACATAATGAAATAACTTCCCAGTGTAATATATTTACATGATTTTCATTAACAGCTAAAATAACATAAGCTAAATTTACAATACCAATATCTATACTAAATAATATCATATACAGAATATTAATAATTTATATTTATGTAAATTATTAATTTAATAAAGGAGATATTTGTTTAGATTGTAATTCTTGTCTGGATAAATACATTTGTTTTAAAGTACTGTCCGTATAACCAAAAGGGCGACTTTTATCTAATTGTTTTTTAAATATGTATGGTGGACCATTTGTATTAGATGGATGAATAGGTACTTCGCAGTTATAGTTAAATGCGTGGGATTGGTTATATTTCATAATTGATTCAGCATTATTTATTAAATATTGTTTATATGCTCTATTATTTTTAATATTTTCAGCTTTTTTTAAACTTTCATTATATGCATAAGAAGAATTCCAATAAGTAAATGCCCTTCCATCATTCATTACACCTGGAAAATCAAAATGTATATTATTAGGAGCTCCATAACATGTTCCCCAACTCATTATATATTACTATACATATTATTTATTCTGTTTTTTGTAATAATTCAATGATTTCTACCTTTTTCATATTTTTTCCACTTTTTAACCCCTTTTCTTTTAAAAGTTCGTTTAATTGTTTTACAGTTAATTTTTCTAAAGATGTTGAACTTGATACAGTGTCATCTAAATTTTCTACATTTGTTAATTCTTTAATATCATCATCATTATTTTTATTATCTAATTCAGTAATTTCTAAAGTTTGTAAATCAGATGGAAGTTTTTCTACATGCAATTCAACTGCATTTAATATTGGATTAGAAGCGTTTGTATCTTCGCTTTCATCACTATCTTCGTCGTCACTATCCGTTTCATCATCCGATTCGGATTCAGACACTACTTCGTTATTTGTTAATTGTACTACTTTTGTATCAGTATTATTTAATAATTCATGTAATTCCTGAGTTTCACGAAAAGATTCGGAATTTTCAGACATAACTTGTGAAACCATATTTTGAGACGATAAACTATTGTTGTTTTCAATCAATCCATATAAAATTTTGGCTTGTTCCATTTGTGCCTTTTCTAAATTTTCAAACTTCTTTTTAAAATAATAACACAATAAAGCTATCAATAATAAATTGATAATCATTACTAAGAAAAAGCTACTAATATCAAATAATGCACGTAAACCTTTCATTTAATGTATTTTCATACTTTATTTTTAAATATTAAACGTAATATTTATGTATAAAATATCTCATCTGGATAACCTAAATCTTTTAAAACTTGTTTACCTCCCTTTGTAGAGCATATACCTTTTTTATATTTGTAAGTATATTTTATATTATTGTTTTCTTCAATGATTTTCATACATGAGTTGCGTATATTTTTAATAGGTTTCAATTTATGACATAAGTCTATATAATGCGTAGTTAACATAAATGTAACTGGACGTTTGCATAAATATTTAATAAAAGAATCTGCGGATTCAACAGCATCCTCCGGATTAGTTCCACTATATAATTCATCAAATATACAAAAATGCCTTTTATCTGGATAATCGTCAATAAATTGAATTATTTCTTTACAACGTCTTGCTTCTGCTTGAAATAAACTATCTCTTCCAGATGTATCTGGAATATTTAAATAACAATGTAAATAATCATATGGATGGATAGATGCGGAAGAATAAAATCCCAACCCAAATTGTTGGCTACAAATAATATTAAATAATGTAGATTTTAGTAAAGTAGTTTTGCCAGCTGCATTAGGTCCTGTAATAATTTCATTTTTACAAACAGAATATGAATTCTTCACAGGTTTATTATTTATTAATGAAACATAATATGATTTTTTAAACTTAGTTTTTTTATCAAACTTACAAGGGTTTATTAATTTACTTTTATATAAATTTTGTAATTGACAAATATTTTCTAAATATCCATACAATCCAAAACTAAAAGCCATAGATTCATGATATTCTGCATTAGTAAACAATTCATAAAATTCTTTCATAATCTTACCAATTTGGCTTATTTTAATTAATGTATATGGTGTTTCAATAATACCACACAAATTATTGTATAATTTTTGTAATTTTATTTTATTTTCATGAATGTTTGTTATAAAAGGTTGGTAAGATTTATATGGTGATAATACCATACATAATTCATCACATACATCAAATGTATTCAATATATATTGTTTTGTATTTTTTATAAACTTGGTAATTTTATGGATATTTCTATAAAAATTAACACATGACATAACATTTTGATATATTTGAACAACATAAAACATTACAGACATAATGAGATATAATTTTTTATCTAATGTTGCAGATCCAAATTCTGTAAATAATTTAAATAAACTATTTCTTGCAAACATTAATTTAATTAAAGCAATGTAACTTTTAACAGTTATTACAGCTCCTTTTAGTTTTAAAATAAAGAATGGGAAAATAAGTAAAAAAACTGGCATTAATAAAGATAATACAGGTGCACCTAAATTATATAAACTTAAAACTTGCATAGCGTTTGAAGATTTGTTAAATGAGTCTAAAGCAGACCATCCAAAATAATGATATTTTTCTTTAAAACTATCTATTTTTTTTTCTTTAAAAGTATTCCATTCTTCGTAAACAGAATTGCAATCTAGACTATGCTTTGGTTTATAATTTGTTATAAATTTTTGACTATCTTTTAAAAATAATATATCTGTAGTATAATATTTCGACCAAAAAGGCATTATTTCATTTGCACAATCTGATTTTGGATTAAATACATTTTTATATAAAGGATTACAGTCACTTTCTTTGACTTGTATTAATTCTAAATCATCCTTTAATGTTTCTGTTAATTCTTGTTTATTTGAAAGGTATTCAATTGGTAATTTAAAATATTTATTATTAATCATACTTTTATTTAATAAATATTTTAAATATATATTACGAATTATCTACAAATGATGCGGGTAATTCATTTATTTCAGTATTGTAATATGTTTCTATAGATTTCATAAGACATGAATCTTGTTTTGTTATAAAATTAATAGCGGTACCTTTTCTACCCCAACGACCACTACGTCCAATGCGATGTAAATACGTATGAACATCATTTGGAATATCAAAATTAATAACAGTGCTTACTTGTTGAATATCTATTCCTCGTGCAGTTACATTTGATGATATACATACACGATATTTCCCATTCTTAAATTCTTTAAAAGCATTAATGCGTTCATTTTTTTCCATATTACTATGTATACAACATACTGGGAAATTATCATTTAACATTAATTGATACAAATATTCAACTCTTCGAAGACTATTACAGTATATAATAGTTTGAGCAAAATTAATAGAAGTATATAAATCTTTTAATGCATCATATTTATAATTTTCTTCATCGAAAGCTACGTAATATTGAGATATGCCTTCTAATGTTAACATGCTCTGTTTTACTAAAATCTTAACGGGGTCATCCATTATTTTATTGATTAAATTATTTAACTCATTTGGTATGGTAGCACTAAATAAACATATTTGTTTATGTTCCATGGTTTCTTTTAAAATATTTAATATTTGATTTTTAAATCCAAAAGATAGCATTTCATCTGCTTCATCTATAATAATACTATGTACATGTTTTAATTGTATTACATTTTTTTGAAATATGTCCATTAAACGTCCTGGACAAGCAACAATTGTATGAGGTACACAATTAGTTAAATTTTTAATATCATCAGATACAGATGTACCTCCTACTAATAAATAACTTTTAAAATTTAATAAATATTTAGACAATTGTAATAATACTTGATGTACTTGATATGCTAATTCTCTAGTCGGTAATAATATAATTTGCTGAGTTACATTTTCATTTATATCAATTAAATGTAATCCACCAGTTACAAATGCACATGTTTTTCCAGTGCCGGATTGTGCTTGAGCAATAATATTTTTTTTTTCAATTATCGGACTTATTGCTTTACTTTGTATTGGACTTGGATTTTCAAAGCCACAATTATAAATACCTCTTAATATATTTGGATTGATATTTGGTATATTATCCCATTTTTCATATTCTATAATATCGTAAGAACTCATAATATATTATACGTTATGCATTTAAATGTATATTATATTATATATATATGTCAGGTCTATACAGTATTCAAACATTCCAATCCTTATCTATAAATTTAGATAGAGACATGTATAAATTAAATGATGAAAGTATAGAAAAAATTATAATGTTAAAAAAACTATTAAATATTAAAGAAAATAATTTTGTAAAACCAATAAATATTCCATTTAAAGTAACAGAAATAAAAAAAAGCGAAGATGGTATTGATAAAATAATAAATGAAATAAGAATAATGTTAAATAAAATAAGTGATAATACATTAAATAAATATACCAATGAAATTATTGAAAAAATAAAATCTATTCAAAATACTATTTCAAGCGACGAGTTTAGTAAAATTAGTGAAACAATATTTAATATTGCATGTACGAATCATTTTTATGTGCATCTTTATGCAATATTATATAAATCTTTAATTGATAATTTTGCATTTTTCACTCATATATTTAATAAAAGTCTTGAAGGATATTTAGAATTATTTAATACAATAGAAACAGTTGATCCAATCAAAGATTATAACAAGTTTTGTGAAATCACTAAAAAAAATGATAGACGAAAAGCAACTTCAACATTTTACATTCATTTAATGAAGCAAGGTGTTTTAGATATAAATGTTATTGAAAATTTAATTTTAGAATTACAATCTAAATTAATAAAAAATAAATCAGATAAATCTAAATTAGAAGAAAATATAGAAATATCTGAAAATATATTTGTATTTATTTCAAATGGAAAAGAAGAATTAATAAAAGAAACTAAATGGAATGCAATTATAGATAATATAAAAAACATATCCAGTGCATCTGTATCAACGAATGAAGGATTATCAAATAAAATTATTTTTAAACACATGGATATATTAGACATGATAACAACTTAAAATTAAATATACTTATAAATATATGGTCCGTTCGATTTTAAACGAAAGTATAAATTATAAGGAAAATAAAAAATTAGAAAAAGTAGATATGATAGAGCATGAAGCACCATTATATCATATTGAAATGTATGGTGTTACAATAAAAATAGCTATTGGTAAAATAAATAAAACATATGAAAGTTATAATGTATATTATGTACCTATTTATATTATTTTTAGAAATAAAGTAAAAATGCAAATTGGTGTATATGAATTTGAGAAAGATATATTAGATGAAATAACAGATGCCGATGCAGATATAGAAATAGAAAAATTAAGTCCATTACTTTATTCTTTTGTAACAAGTACTCCAGCCATTTTAAGAAAATTTAGAGTAGAAGATGATGTAGAAGAAGAAGAAGAAGACGAAGATGATGAAGATGAAACAGAAGATGGTACAAAACAAGATGAAAAAATAGTAAAAGAATCAAATGATACATGGGTTAAAACATATATGAATGATACAAAATATAGATTAATTGATAATTTACCAAATGGAGATTGTTTCTTTTTAGCATTGGTAAAAGCGTTAAAAACAAAAGATATTCATACATCAGTAAAGGATTTACGTAATCGATTATCAGAAGAAATAACACAAGAACATTTTGAAAATTATAAAGGAAGATATAATGATTTTAATAAAGAAGCTCAGCGTTTATATACACAAGGGACTGCAATTAAAGAGTCTAGAAAAACATACGAAGCATCTGTAAAAAAAAATAAAAAAGATGCAAAAAAGGTAAAACAATTATTATCAGAATATAAAACACAACAAGCAAAATTTTTAGATATACAAAAAGAAATAAAAGTAATAAAACAGCTTTTAGATAAAGTAGATTTTATGAAAAACGTAAATAATTTACAAGAAATGAGAGAAAAGATTAAAGAAAGAGAGTATTATGCAGATGAAATGTCCATTTCGATTATGGAAAGAGTATTAAACGTAAAACTTATAATCTTGTCTGGTGATTATTATGAAGAAGGAAATGAAAGTAATGTAATAATGTGTTTAGATCCAGATAAAATATTAAAGCGTATTGGTAAGTTTTTACCAGATAATTATATTATTTTAGAAAATAAAGGTAATCACTACAGAGGTATATTTATAGAAGACCAAGGAGCATTTACATATGATGAATTAGATGATAACTTGAAAGAAAAACTAATAGAAAAATGTTTACAAAATAAAAACTCTACTTTGTATTTAATTCCAGAATTTAAGGAAATATATGATAAAACGGTAAAACCAAATGAATTAGAGTTAGATAAATCTAAAGAGGAAGAGAAACAAATTGACATTGATATTGAATCAAGTAAACATTATGATGACAATGTAGTATTTAAATTTTATGGTACAATATTGGGTAAAAATAAATTACCTGGAAAGGGAGCGGATGAGAAAATACCTCCAGATAATGAAGTAGAATATTTAGATTTAGGTAAAATGGATAATTGGCGTAGAAAACTTTCCAATGATTATGTTGGTGAAGACGGGCATTTTGAATATGATGGTAAAAAATGGGCAAGTATTACTCATTTATATGAAGGAAGTAAATTTAAAACAAATAGTCCAGAATTTTACGGTCAATTTTCTTTAGATTCGGAGTCAGAAATATCTAAGAAAATATCAAAAGCAAAGATAATGGGAAAAGAAATATCTACACAGCGTCCAAGTTCAATTACAATTGATGTAGATTTTTATGAAGAAAATCCGAAAAATGGATATAGTAAAATTATAGAAGCTGGTCAAATGACTAAATTTTCTATTCCTGAATTTAAAGAAATATTATTAGCAACCAAAAATGCAAAATTAGTACATCAAGTTCCTACAACAGATCCTGTAATATACCATGAATTAATGAATGTACGTGAAAAACTTAAAAAAATGTAAATATACATTATATATGAAATTAACAAATCAAAGTGAAAAAAACATACGTTTTATATTAGATAATTATAGTTCTCTCATTAATATCAATAAGTGTAATTCGCTATATATGAAAAAATTTTTCAATGATATAAAACGCGCTAAAGAGTATGTCAGTAATATAGAAAAAAACATACGTGTGGAAGATGTAAAACATATATCAGATATAAATAAACCAACAAATTATAATAGTACTTTTTTTCCTGAATATATAAAAGAATATATTGAATTAAAATGTTTATATTTATTTACAGTAGAGTTAAATATACTTTCTAGAAAATTTAGTATATATTTTTATTTATGCGAAAAAAAAAGTAATTTGGATTACTTTAAAAAATATGTAGATATGATTGCAACATGGTTATACATAGCTTCGGAACATTCTTCAAATATGTGTGCAAATACATTAAATATTTATATTTATTTGTCTCATTTTAAAAAAACAATACCAACATCATCTCTTGATATAATGGGTGTAGATAATGTAAATACTGCATTTACTACATCTTGTAATCCAAATGGAGAAATAGTTATATTTCGTCAAGAAGAATGGTTTAAAGTGTTTATTCATGAAACATTTCATGTTTTTGGTTTAGATTTTTCTAATATAAATAGTAATGAACAAAAAAAATTAATGAAAGATATATTTCCGATAAATAGTACTTTTAATATAGAAGAATCGTATTGTGAATTTTGGGCGCGTGTATACAATATTTTATTATTTTCATATGATAACTTTAATAAATACGAAGACTTTAAAATGTGTTTTGAAATTAATATTGAATTAGAAAAAATACACTCTATGATTCAAGTAAATAAAGTACTTCAATTTATGGGTTTAAATTATAAACATTTATGTATGCCATCATTGCAACATATTTGTAGAAAATTATATAAGGAAAATAGTAATGTATTTGCTTATTATGTTTTAACTAGTATTTTATTAAATAATTTGAATGATACATTTAAATGGTGTGGAGAAAACAATATATCTATGTTACGATTTAAAAAAAACCCTCAAACATTAACAAAATATGTAGAATATATTAAATCTAAATACAAAAAAAAGAAATATGTAGAATATACTTCTAAAATTAAAAAATTCAATACAAATTCTACCGTAATGAGCTTAATAGAATACATATAAATGTAAAATTATTATAAACATTTTTTTATAATAATTTATAAATTTTACAATGTGTTGGAATTGAACCAACATAATCCATCCATGGCATTATATATTGGGGGTGGGGTATGATTTTTTTATATTTTTTTTTTAGGGTTTTTTTATTTTTTTTGCTTTTTTAGTTTTTTACTTTTTTTGTATATATTTAAGCATTTGTAACTGGCTTGTTAGCCTTAGCAAAGTGATGGCTCATGTATCGCTGAAGGTTGAAATACGTAAGCTCGTCACTCTTTCCAAGCTTGAGGAGCTTAGAAAGCTTGTTATCAGGATTAATCTTACGACCATTTTCCTTATCCTGGAGATTGTTTGCACGGATGTACGCATTAATCTCACGAGTTACATCGGTGCGAGCCATCTCTGAACCAGCAGGCTTGCTTAGAAAAGTAGCAAGCTCATCACTAATCTTGGTTGGCTTAACAAAACCACTAGGAGCACGGGATCCCTTGCGCTTTGCCTTCTTAGCCGTAATCTTGCTAGCCTGCTTCAATTCTCGCTGCATCTTCTTTTCAAGAGTGCGGTATTCAGACTTAATAGCATTCATCTGAGTGTAAAGCGACTGAAGATGAGCCGCAAAGCTATTCATGGATTCAAGAATAGCTTCATTTGGAGAAGTTTCTACAACAACGTTCTCACTGGTTTCAGTTGCTTCAGCAACAACTGCTGGTGCCTTTGCAACAACCGGGGCTGAAGTAGCAGTCTTCTTGGAAGTCTTAGCGGGGGTCTTAGCGGAAGTCTTTGAACCTTTAGAGGGCATTATACTATAACATATAGGTTCTGTTTAAATGCTATTTCGGTTTAATTAATATAATTAACCATTATATTTAAATGTGCTCGATATGTGCTACGGATTCATATAACCAAGGAAGCGAATTTGCCGCATCTTGATTGACTAAAGTTAGCGCAGATAATACATACAAAGCCCCCATTTTTTGATTTTCTATTACACGGTTACCTGTGCATATTAATCTTTCAATGATATACAATATTATTTTATATATATTATTATAATTTTCTATTTCTGAAAATTGAGAATTATATAAAGATCGTGTATTTAAATCTGAAAATGGATTACCATTTGGAGGACAAATATTTTTTTTGATTTCCGGAGTGAGTTGAGCTCTATAATTCCAAATATCATATAATTCTCTAAAAAATAAAATTAATTTTCGAGTACTTAATTCATACAACCACTCTATTTTTGTATAATTACCTAAACTATCCATTTTTTGAAATAATTCCACGGTTTTGGATTGAATTGTAAACTCGCGTTTATTATTTTTTTGTACTAATTCATTTTTCGAGTATATATTATTTAATCTAATTCTTTTTTCTACAGTATTAATAAATTCACGTGTAAATAAATTTCGAGTATACGGATTTTTATAATCGTTATTTTTAAATAAATTATATAATGAAGATAAATTAAATCCATAAATAAAATTATCCTTGTCTAAATAACTGATAAAATAATAATATGATATATCTTTCATTATTTCTGTTGTTAAAAAATCATCTATATTATTACACAAACTCCGGTTTCTAATTCCTGGACCTAATGTTTTATAAAATAATCGAGCTAAATATCCTCGATATATTTTTTGTATATTAGTTGTTACATGCTTAAATTTCATCATATTGTAACAAATTTCATTAATAATAGGTTTGTTGACTCCGGATTTCACATGTATTTTATAATATTTACAAATTTCTTTTAATTGCACAATGGTGTAATTATATTTATAAATTTTATCATAATCACAAACTCCGGGTATAGAAAATCTCGAGATTTTAGACCTTTTTTTAATTATAGGAACAGGTTTAAAATACTCTTCAATAGATATCATATTTATATATATATCATATCTATTATTTATATTCATTTAAATGCAGGTACAATGTTACAAATTATGTTTTAATTTTAAAAAAATTGATTTAAAGGTTACCATAGATGATAATGTATCATGGCTTCCTCTATTGTAAACGCGTCTGAATTCAAAGCGACTTCCACTGCATACACTAAACCCAAGGCTAATCAGTCTGGTGGTAAGAGTGTTGGTATTATATATAACAAGAAGGCAATACGTTTGCAAATTCCTACATTGTTGACCTGGGGTGTAAATGTATATGAAAATGACGGTAAAGATAATTCATATGATTTTAGTCTTCAGTTTCCTCGCGAAGATTATCAAACGGATGAAACGAATAAGGCAGTAGAATCACTAATATCATTTGAAGATAAGATTAAAGCAGATGCTATTGTAAATTGTAAAGAATGGTTTGGAAAAAATATTTCAAGTGCTGAAGTTATTGATGCGCTATGGACCCCAATGCTTCGATACCCAAAGAATGCTGAAACCGGAGAACCAGACAAAACCCGTGCTCCTACTTTGCGAATCAAAATGCCTGTTTGGGAAGGTGATTACAAGTTTGAGCTATACAGTCCAACTGGTACTCAATTGTTTCCAGATGAAGAAGGTGGTGGTGACTTTGAAAGCATTCTTACAAAGGGGTCTTATACATCTGCATTGATTCAATGCGGCGGTATTTGGTTTGCAAATGGTAAGTTTGGTGTTACATGGAAGCTCGTACAGGCTGTTGTAAAACCAAAGGAAAGTCTAAAGGGCAAGTGTCACATTGTTTTGTCTGCTGAAGATAAAAAGATTTTGGAAGCAGATAATGCAGTAGAATCTGATGACGAACATAATGTAAATGACAGTGACGGTGAAGATGTTGTAGCAAATGAAGTTGCAGCTGAAATCGAAGCCGCAGAAGATGAAAACAGTCTTGAACCAGAACCAGAACCAGAACCAGCTAAGCCACCTCCAAAAAAGAAGCGCGCTGTCAAGAAAGCAGCAGTTTAAATTATATATTAAAAGATAAATTACAAATAACATCACCCTTTTCAGAAACATTATATATATCTAAATCGTGTATACGAGGAATACCACAATTATAAAAGACATATTTTTTATTTTGTATATGAGTTTCATTTAATACAATACTTAATTTTTTTTCTCCGAGTGTAAATGTAAATGATTTACTATCTTTATTTTTTATATTTATAAATACTAGTATATTATTATTGGAATCAATTATAATATGCTTAGGCAATTCTGGTTTACATATAACTTTTAATTTATTTTTAAAAATTAACTCGTCATGCCATAATGGCACATAATATTTTTCTCCTTCAACGTGTAATAAATATACTTCAGAATTTAACAAATTACTAAGTGATGGTTTTATTTCAATCACTTTTTGTTTAGACTTTATTATATTTAATACATGTCTTTTCATGGAAGATGATAATATTTTTTCTTGCTTTTGTAAAAATTCATATAATTTGATGAGTGTATCATCCGGTAAATGTTGTAATATAGAAAAATAAGCTTGTTTTGAATATTGATACACAGATGATAATGTATTTTCTACTTGTTCGTCATTTGTTTGTAAAAATAAATAAGCTTCGTGTATATCTTGAAATTCTTGAGATGAATCGTAATCTGTTTTATCCGGATGATATTTCAATACCATTTTTCTATATTTTTTTTTTAATTCGTCATTTGTAAATGGAGGCTTTATATTTAAAATTTTACATGCATTATTATAATTCATGTACTTTTATAATTAAATATAATATATAATTCTCTAAATGATATATTGGTCTATAGTTATTATTAAAATATTTAAAAAAAATTTGTGTCTGAAAAATTATATCACTCATTTGATTCACACTTAATAAGTCTTTCTCCAACAATTTATATAAAATATATTTCATACATGAATATATATTTAAATTGAATATTAATAAATTATACAATAGCACCCGCAAATCATTGTAATTTGTAAAATTATTACCTGTAATAAATTGAAATACCTTTTCACTATAATAATTTATTAGAGAATTGGCTTCAACTAAAGGTGTTTTATAATATTTTAAATTATCTATTTCATCATTTGGATTATTATTAAATACTGTTTTAAATGATGACACAGATGGTGTAGAAATATTTATTATTTTACAACAAGAGTATATACACGATGGGATAAAACTTACTTGATCTGTAATTATTATGAAAACGACATTTAAACAACTATAAGATTTTTGCATATAACTGTAAAAAATATCTAGTAGTTCATTATGAATTGTATGAAAATTTTTACATAATATTATACCTGACTTATGTTCTTTTGTAGATATTACATCTATAGTATTAATATAAAAGTCGTTCCATAAAAATTTAGAATTGCATCCTAATAACTCAAAATCAATTTCATAATGTATATCACTTATTTTAAATTCGTAAAAGCTTTCTTTTGAAGTATGAATATGCATTTTTTTTTGATATTTTAATTTGGATGGACTATACTTTTCAATCATATATAACGCCTGACTATATTTTCCTATTCCACTTGGGCCATATAATATTACATTTTTTAATTCGTATAAATTGTCAGGCATTTTACTATAATATTTTTCTAATTTTGAATGTAAATTTTTATCTTTTACAGATTTAATATATTGTTCGTAAGATGTTTCTAAAAATTTCATTAATACTAATTGTTTATTAGTGTTTAAATATAAACAATTAATATTACTTATGGAGGTATTTCAAGTATTAGAAGAGAAAAGTAAAACGCATCCTAATATATGTAAATTTTGGAAAAAATATTTATTAAACAAATTAAAAAATATAAATGATGATTTAGAACAATGTAAAAGTGCATTACAATTAATGGAAACCAATCAGGATATTGACTATGAATTGGTATTACTATTATATAATTTAAACTTAAATATAATTCCTACATAATATAAAATGACCTCATTATTATTACCAATAAATAAATATCAAATACAAAATACCATATTTCTAGAACCTACTAGAAATAAAATTATTAATAACAGTTATTTTATAAAAATATTATATTCTAATTCATTATTTACAATGAATGGTATATATTTATATGTACCATTAGAAATAACAAACGTACAATCCATACATAATAATAAATATAAGTATATATTTAATTATAATCAAAATAAATCGGTAATACAAAATTTAATAAATATAGAAGAAACATTGTTAAATAAATTTAATACTAATAAATACAAAAGATATATTTGCAAAGACCAATTACAAAATGAATATATTTTAACAAATAAAAATATTAAAACTTCACAATTTATTATTAAAATTTCTGGAATATGGGAAACCGAGACTACATATGGATTGTCTTTTAAATTTATTAACCATCCGTAGTAAAATGGTCAAGTACAACTTGTTGTATACCTAAACATATTGTATTTAATACAACTAAGAAATACATGGCCATCATTGCTTTATTTGTATTTTGACTGGTTTTTTTTTCAATTGGAATAGACGACCTCATTTTTTGTAAAAATATATTTCTAATATACATACTAACTAATACAACTTGAAATATAATAATAGTGGTTGATATATCAGACCACGTGTAATATTCTTGCGCAACAACTCCTTTATTAATTTGATCATAATATTTTAAATTAAAACTTATTGCCCATAATAAAAGAAGCATTAATATTAATAAAGGAACACCCGAAGATAATAATTTTACTAATGGTTTTTCTTTTGGAGTATTAAATGTAGTAGCTATAAACAGTATACCTAATATAGAAAAACATACCATAGAGTATCCCCATATTAATGCGGATGCAGGCCCACTTGATCCATCTGGTTGTTTAGCCGAAAAAAACATTTTAATGATTAATCCAACTAAAACAAACCCTGAAAATACAGAAAAAATTAAACTATTATCTATATGTAACTGTTTTTGCTTTTGACCGTGAGCACTTGCTCCTACGGGAACTGGATCCTGTGATGTATTATTTTGTACTGTCATTATATATTATTATTATATTTTATGAAAACTTTTTATCCAATCCACCAATTCGTCTATATTACATTCCAATGGATCACCTTTAAATTTTGCAAGTTTTAAAAAACACGGTTTTTTCATAGAAGATGTTTTATAATAAATATATTGCCCATATTTACTTTTTCTTATGCTTAAATCTGCATTTAATACGCGAAGAACATTACTGTCTTTTTTATCTAAATAAGTAATTAAATGCGATAGTTCAATGTCTTGTATATGAATATCCCCAAACATACTTAATGATACTTTATTATCACCCCATTGTGCGTAATATCCAAAACGTCCTTTTTTTACAAATAGTTGCTTATTTTGATATGTACCTATTTCTCGTGACGTTTGACTTGGTTTCATTGGAGCATCTACACCGCCACTCAATGAATCAATTAAATCATAACATTCTTTGCATATTTCATGCCATACAATACCTTGTCTCACGATTTGATCTAATTTTTCTTCCATGGTTTCTGTATATTGATAGTTAAACAATGGTTCAAAATATTGATAGCAAAATTGAATTACTTTTTCTCCTTCTGGTTGAAGAACTAATTTATTTTTTTCACTTTGAAACGTTTTTTCTTCTTCATATGTTTTTAATGTATTATCTAGCAATTCATATTGTTTACAAACGAGCGTTTTTCCTTCTACATTCATTTTTTTCACATACCCTTTTGTTTTAATTTTTTCAACAATAGATGAAAATGTAGATGGTCTTCCAATATTTTTCTTTTCTAATTGTTGAATTAATTGAGCTTCGCTTAAATGAGTCTTACCGCCCTTCATAGTTTGTTGTGCATTTATTTTATTGTATTGGATAGGTCCCTTTTTAATTTGTTGTAAAAAGGCATAATGTGTTTCTAAAGGTTTATTTTGAACAATAAGCCATCCCATAAATACAATTAGTTCTGAATCATAGTAAAACTCTTTATTATCTGGCGCACTAATCGTAGCACTTATCTTCTGTCCTTCTGCTGGTGCCATACAGCTTTCCATCGTATGGGTCCATATTAATTTATACATGTTTCTTTCTTGGGGAGAAAATGTTTCGCCCACGCTTTCATTTTCAATATGTGTAGGACGAATAGCCTCGTGTGCTTCTTGCCCTGACTTTCCTTGATTTGTCTCTAATCTTGAAATAGATGAGTGAATGAATTCCTTCCCCCATTTCTTTGTTATATTTTTTTTAGCATTTGCAATAAACTCTTTGCTGTAGCTACACGAGTCTGTTCTCATATAAGTAATATGACCTCCTTCATATAATTTTTGACAACACGCCATGGTTTGTTTCGGACTATAGTGATATACATTATTGGCTTTTTGTTGAATGGTACTGGTAATAAGTGGTTTAGGAGGATTTTTAACAATAGGTTTTGGACATGTAAAATTATATATGAATGTATGTGTTTTACATTTTTCTAAGAAGTCTTGGGGATCTTCTAAATTATCTTTCAAAGTAAATTTGATATGTTTTGAGGTAAAATATCCGAAAACATCGTAAACCATTTTCTCTTTTCTGTCTGCTTTATCATTTTCATACACAAGGTTTAAAGCAGGGGTTTGACATCTTCCGGCAGACATTCCGTGGGCAATATGTTTCCACAATAATGGCGAAATTTTAAATCCAACACATAAGTCTAAAATTTGTCGTGCTTGTTGTGCCTGGACAATATTCATTCGGATGGTTAGTGGATTTTCAATTGCGGCAAGAATAGCGGGTTTTGTGATTTCATGAAATAATATGCGTTTTGTTTTATTTATATTTAATTTACAAATTTGACAAATATGCCACGCAATGGCTTCTCCTTCTCTATCATCGTCCGTAGCCAATATCACTTCACTGGCCGCTTTTGTTTCTTTACGAAGCATGGCGATTTGTTTTTTCTTTTCTTTACAAGGGGAAAAAGTAGGGGTGAATTGTTTTTTTGTATCTATTTGGGAAAGAGATGTTAACTCCGTAATATGTCCGTAACTAGCAATACATTTATATCCGGGTCCAAGATAAGATTCTATTTTTTTACATTTAGCCGGGGATTCTACAATAACAACTTTCATTTAATGTATACTATATATCATTAATAAAAGTGTTCAATTATTATTTTATTTGTTAAAAAATAAAATATTTGTTTAAAGTATAATGTCTCAAACTATTGACATATACGTAAGTGCAGGACAAATGAGCAGTCCTTTTTATACTTTTTACACTGACGATGCAGGAAGACAGGAATTGACTCATTTAAAAATAGGTACTACATATACATTTCATAGATTACATGACGCTACTACCCATCCTTTTTATATAAGTGATGTAGGTTATAAACAAGAAAGTACCTCGTCTATTACTTTATCTGGAAATGGTGATGCTAGTTCAGGAATAACTGGGACAGAAACTTTGACTTTAGTAATACATGAGCACGTGACCAATCTTTATTATTATTGTACGACTCATTCAGTAACTCCTACTGGAGATCCTATGATTTCAGAATTTTCAGTTTCTTGGCAACCTCAACACAAAGACGAACTTAAAACAGCTGTAGATTTATGGATATCTGATAATCCAACTGCTTTAACTAATTATGGAGATATCAGTACATGGGACACGAGTTTAATTACTAATATGCATAATCTCTTCAGGTCGACTACTTTTAACGATGATATTTCGTCATGGGATGTGAGCAATGTAACGAACATGCAACATATGTTCGCGTTCACCTCGATTAATGTCGATTTGTCGTCATGGGATGTGAGCAGTGTAATAACAATGGAAAATATGTTCCGCGCCAACCCAGTTTTTAATAGTGATATTTCGTCATGGGTTGTGAGCCGAGTAACTAATATGAGCGAGATGTTCCGAGGCGCCCGAAATTTTAATCAAAATATCTCGTCATGGAATGTGAGCAGTGTAATAACAATGGAAAATATGTTCCGCGCCAACCCAGATTTTAATAGTGATATTTCGTCATGGGATGTAAGCAATGTGACCAATTTCAGCAATATGTTTCATGGTGCAACGGCATTTAATCATGATATTTCAGACTGGGATGTAAGCTCTGGAACAGATTTTACAAATATGTTTACAAATACAGCGGGTACCTATGAAAATGTAAGCGTAAATAATAAATTCCCCGGAACATATTGGAAAAATTCGAATGTAAAAAGTGTTTCTACAATGGTAACGTTTAACATAGTTTTACAAAAAACTCCTCCCGTAATTACTCTTAATGGTGACGCAACAATAACGCATGAACCTGGTACATCATATACTGATGCTGAAGCAAGTGCAGTAAATTATATGAGTTCAGATATATCCTCTCATATTGTAGTAAGTGGTGATGTAAATCCAAACGTATTTGGAAGTTACACTATTAGTTATAATGTAACGGATCCACTGTCAGGATTAACTGCAGCAGAAGTAACTCGTACCGTAAATGTGTTTCCACCAGCTTTAGAAACGAGCGTGGATGCTAATAATACGATGACAATTAAAATAGGTTATGTAAATTACACAGATAGTTTAACTAGTGTTTTAAATGAAAATAATTATAATGCATCGGTACATAATTTAGTCATTGAAGGTTACGGAGAAAATTTTTCTACGTGGGTTGATTTTCAATTTCATTATGGATCTAATGGTGAACCTGTAACATTGCATATCCAGAACATTACATTATCCACTTCTACTATAGATGGTTATGCAGTATATTCTAAAAATACATTAACAACCATGAGCAATGTCACCATTACTGGATACAGTGGTGATACGACCGCAATAAGCACTGTATCTGATTGGGATAATTCTGGAACTGCACCTTCAAATGTTGGAAGATGGGCAGAAACAGGAGGTGGGGCTATGAGAATTCGTGGAGCCGATTATACTGAAAGTGCACATACTTCGGACAATCCAACCTTGTCAAATGTAACTGTTACAAATTGTTGCAGAGGTATTCGTATCCAAGATACAAATGGTGCATATGTAATGAATTGTTCCGTATCCAATGTAAGTGATAATGGTATTTATTTCGCATCCGGTTCATACGATAGTACCTCTGGATGTAATAATTGTACGATTGACACATGCACTACAACGGATGTAGGACAGTGTGGATTACATAACATTGGTGGTTATCATAACATATTTAAGAATTGTACTGTAAATAATACTCGCGGTGCTGGTGCTTCCATCTACAATACAAACGGGTCAATAATTGTTTATAACTGTACGTTTGAAAATGCAAACACCCAACATACACGTACGCCATGGGGAGGAAGCACCGATGATCACAATGGGGCTGCGTTCGGAATGGTCGTTGCAACTACCGATACTAACGCGGTAGTAATCACCGCTAGTTGTACTTTTGTAAATGGTGCAGATTCCGTATATTATAAATCCAGTCCAGGAAAATTAATTGCGGTTGGAAATACAATTACCGAAGATGGATTTCCTGGCGGTGACATCGATGCTGCGGCAGATGCAAGCACAATAATGATTTCTGAATTAACCTTGGCCCTTTCAGAATTAAATCCCGTAATTACTCTTAATGGTGACGCAACCATAACACATGAAAATGGTACACCATATAATGATGCTGGAGCAAGTGCAGTGAATTATATGAGTTCAGATATATCTTCAGATATTGTAGTAAGTGGTGATGTTGTAGATACAAGCGTAAATGGAACTTACACTATTACTTATAATGTAACAGATCCGCTGTCAGGATTGAGCGCAGCAGAAGTAACTCGTTCCGTAACTATTTTTTCACCTTCACCTCTTCATGGAACTTCATGGAAATTAAGACCTGTCGCCGGAGCATTGAAAGTAGGACCTACACAAGGTAGTGGTTTTTGGTGGTCGAATAACGACAACGACCTCACTACAAGGGCAGAATTATTTGATGATATAATTAAATTTAATACGGATGGCTCATACGAACATATTATGGAAGGTCTAACATGGATAGCATGGGAAGGTCAAGATGGTTATGTTGGAACACCTAGTTATCCCCATGATGGAACTGATGGAACTAATACTAAATCTTATACATGGTCTGATGATAATAATAATTTAACTTTACATGGTGTCGGTGCTCATTTAGGTCTAGCAAAAGTCGTGAATAATGGAGAACTTTCTTCAGCTACAGATGCACCAACAAGTATAACATATATGTATAATATAACGAGTGATGGATATTTAATAATTTATATAGAACGGTCTTTTGGATGGTGGACGTTTGAATATGAACAGGTATGATTTTGGAACCACCTTACCCAGCCCCAATATATATGACCATGAAAATACCGATGGTTATCCTATTCGGTACACCGTTAGCGAATGATGATTGAATTTAATTTAATTATTTGTTAATAGATATATGTTTTAATATAAATACACATATCTATACTCCAGAACATTTGTTGTTACCAAATATAAAAGTCACGGTATCCCATTTTTTTGAGTGGTCTTTACGTTGTCTCATGTAATATTTACCAACACCCGTTAATAATACTCCACCAATAATTGCATATAATCCTGGTATAACACGTAATATATTGGTTAAATTTTGGTCATATGGTAATTCAGATTCTTTTGCCATTTGTTTTAATTCTGCATTAGACTTAAATATGTTTGTCATTTTAAATTCACTTAATGGGCCATACATAGATTTTAATATTATTTGCAAAAATACCATAAAAACAATTCCTAATAAAAAGAATACTAAATATTTACCTTCTGATTTAGTAGACAATATAAAAATTACGTAAATAAAAACCGAATAAATAAATGATTTTATTAAATATTGTTGCGATTCATTAAAATTTACTATCTTAACATCATTATCGT